GGAAGAGCAAAGCATCCAACCAAGGGACAAAAAAGAACCGAGGAAGAAAAGCTAAAAATAAGCATGGGTGTTGAAAAGGCTTGGCAAGAGATGTCGGACGAATCCAGAGCCAAATTTTGTGAATCCGCCAAACAAAGATGGGACAAAATGGATCCACAGAAAAAAAGAGAGATGCAGGAAAAGGCGGGCAGAGCACTGAGGCTAGCTTGCCTAGAAGGATCGAAGCAGGAAAAGTTTTTAAAACAAAAACTTGAAGAACTTGGGTACGAAGTTCAGATGCATAAAAAGGGATTAATTGAGGGAAATTTTGAAATTGACTTGCTTTTACCAGAGCTAAATACTATAATAGAAGTAGATGGGCCTCAGCATTTCTTGCCTCTGTTTGGAGAAGAGAAGCTTGCGGAGACGATCAAACTAGACAGCGTTAAAAACGGGCTCCTTATATCTAAGGGGTTCTGTGTGATTAGGATCAAGTATTTGTGCAGAAATATGAACCAAAGCGTAGAAAGAAAATTGTGGGAACTGGTTTCAAAACAGGTGGAAAAAGTACAGGACAAGTTTCCTCCTAAAACCAAAAGATTTATTGAACTGGAGATTAAATAATGGGAAAAGAGTTGGACTTATTCGATGTTGATAGCATCAAGGAAGGAATTAAAGAAGACGAAGCCACAGAAGTTTCTGAGAACCTAATGCCCGCATATGGCTCCGAAAAATGGAACGAGTATGTAATGGGCAAGTTTGAGGACAGGGAGCTTATCGACGGTAATCCGGTATGTGCTGGATTACGAAGAGTGGCAGAAGAGGTCTTAGGAACGATTATTGTCAGTAGACCATCTCAAGTATTTCCAGCTACAGATCCGGACGGACCGGGAAGAGCAACGGTAGTATTCGAGGTTGTTATTGACTGGATGGACTCAGGTCAACTCAGAACGTTTTCTGATGTGGCCGACGTTTGGCACGGAAACACAGATGACTTGTTCTGTGCTCACCCCGTAGCCACTGCTAGTACTAGAGCAGAAGGACGTGCCCTAAGAAAGGCACTCAAAGTTAAATGTTTGGCAGCAGAGGAACTAGCCAAAAAGGACATCGCTTCCATAGTTAGGCAAACAGTACAAAAGCCTACAGATGGCGAGTGGAAGGAAGAGGACGCTATTAGCACACCACAGGTGAATTTTGTTGATGCTAAATGTAAGCAATTAGACATCAACGTTATGTCATTTGTGAATTCTGGAGCAGATTCTTATGATTCGATTACAGAGGTAAGCAAAAAGACCGCGTCTAAAATGTTAGGAGTTTTAAATGAATACCAAAATAAATCTAAGGATATCCCAGAAGAGATAACGGGGTATGATTCCAACTGGAGGTAAAAATGAAAGTAACTTATCAAGAAGGCAAACTATCCGTCCAACTAGAATGTGATAGTCAAAAAGAACTCTTCACACAGCTAGCTCAGTTTCAAGAAGTTTTTAGCGAGAACAAGTGTGGTAAATGCGGTTCTGAGAACTTAAGGTTTGTTGTTCGTGAAAACGACGGAAACGAATACTATGAACTCAGGTGCTTGGACTGTGGAGCTAAACTGGCTTTTGGTGTGATGAAAAAGGGTGGAGGACTGTTCCCTAGACGTAAAGACAGTGATGGAAATTGGCTCCCAGACAGAGGCTGGACCAAATGGAACCCTAAGACAAAGAGTGTTGAATAGTATGGATAAAACCGCTAAATCACTTATAGACAACCTCAAGAAAGAAGATGGATACTTAATAGCCATCTCTAGGAAGGTAAAGGATAAGATACAAACTTATTGTGTTATTAATGAGTTCCCGACTGGTGATCTACCTATGGCTAGGGAAGACATTAGCACTCTTATCCATAACACCTACCTAAAAGATAGCGTATCGCAATCTAGCGATATAGATGACAAAATTAAGGCGATCTTAGAGGAAGATGAATAATGAGGGTAACGTTCTGCGTCACATGCTATGATGGAGATGTGCACTTGCTGCCAAAAAGGCTAGCCGATATTTACGAACAGCAGACGGTAAGTCCGGACGAAGTTTTAGTAATTACCAGCGGAGTGGCCTCTGGTGCCATTGTTTGGAACAGCGATATGCCAGACCTAACAATAAAGACATTCGAGAACAGGATGCTTCCGGGTGGTGCTAGGAATAAAGGTGGCGAGTTTGCTACTGGAGATGTTATATGCTTCTGTGACGTAGACGACCCTATTCATCCACAAAAGTGTGAAGTAATAAAAAGGGTATTCGACAACAAAGATGTCGATGCCCTACTTCATAGCTATAATCTTGACACAGACCATTTTTCTGAAATAGAAGACCTAGATAATATAGAGCTAGAAAGGGTTATAGAAGTAGATCCAAGATGGGAGCAGGATCAAAAATGTACTCCCCCTATTGACGGAGGATACTACTGTATCGACGGCGATTTGCCTCACACCAACATCGTAACCCCGTCTGGCAGATCTGCCCATCACGGACACATATCTGTTAGAAAAGAAATCTGTAATGAAATAAAGTATATCGAACACATGCGTATAGGGGAAGACGGAGCCTTCTGTCAGTCCGTAGTTAAAAGTAATAAGTTTAGCCTATACTATACACCCCTTATCTTAATAAATTATATGACTTAATGATCATACTCTCTGAATACTTTAAATTCGATAACGCCTCTCGCAGAAAAGAGGTTCTGGATAGCATAAGAGACAATAGTCTGCTCAATGAAGTACATAGAATCATCTTGTTTCACGAAGAAATATCTAAAGATGAACAAAATCTATTATCGAGTATTCCAAAAGTTGAGCTAGTAAGAGTTGGCCACAGATGTAGATACAGTGATCTTTTTAATTACGCCAATATACATCTACAGAATGAGGTTTGCATTATATGCAATAATGACATCTCTTTTACGGACAGTGTGGGAAACCTAGTGGACTCTGAGATGGACGGGCTATTCTTATGTCTAACAAGATGGGACATTAAAGACGACGGCTCTATTTGTCTAAAGGAGCCACGCCAGTCTAGAAAACACTCTCAGGACTCTTGGATCTTTAAGTCTCCTTTGCCACAAAAGATGATAGATAAAGGAACCATATTCTTTGGTAGACCGGGATGCGACAACATGATAGCATATTTAGCCGTTGTTAGTGGTCTGAAGGTACTAAATCCATCAGAATTAATCGTATCGGTGCACAGACACCTATCTGGAAAAAGAAATTATAAGCAGAATGAAAGAGGGACACCAGCCAATAACGAGAAGGTTGGTCATCATAGTTTATATATGAATGTTGGCACAAGCAGCAGTATTGAATATAATACAGAAAATCTAGTATACAAACTACAACAGGCTTGGAAACCTAGAAACAAGGTTTTTGGCGGAGACTTAGCTGTTGCAAAATGCATTGAGCTAGAGGGCTTATTAGAAGAGATTTGGGAGCAGTCGGTTTCAGGGTTTAGGTTTTAGGAGGATAGGGTTTGCCATCCGCAAGCAAGATCTCCCAACCGGAATCATAATCGTCGTTGAGATAACCGCTAGAAATTAAATTGATGTAGGGAACACCTCTGGCCCAAATATAGTATTTTGGTATGTCAAGTCTCATCTGTTTTATCAAATGGAACCAAGAAGTATCAACAGTGAAAATCTCTTGGGCATTTTCTATAACACCCATCCAATCAAAAATTGTATCCCATCCGAAGGTAGTTACTCTTACTGTTTCATAATTAGCACTTTTTATTGGCAGACGGAAATCTCTTATGTTGGCTTGATCAAATAGCAAAGAATATTTGGCCTGTAAACCTAAAGTGTCTTCAAGTCTTTTTTCTCTGTCTCGATCTCTCTTGAAGCTAAAATGAGTGTATCTAGCTTCGTAAGGGACACCAAAAGCGGCATAAAACGTTTCGCACCAATGATTGTTTTTTGGGTGTAGTCCGTATGCATTGATACCCTGACTCTCCCATTTGTCAGTTCCCCAAAAAAAACATCGACGAGTATCCCACTTTTGTCCGTTCATTTTTTGAGGATTTTTGTAATGATTCTGGTATCTACGTATTGCCTTTCCCGCAGATTGAAAAGAGCTGGCAGGGCCTATTCCTAATACATTGACACTACTATCTTTGTATAGATGTCTTACATTAGACAGCTTTTTGCCTCCGGCCATCGCCACTAGATGCGACTCATCGAAATTTTTAGAGACGAAGTTAACCGCTCCGTTCATCAATATAAAATCACCAAGTCCGGAGTTGTGGCACATCAATGCTCCATGCATATGCTATCCTCCCCAACTAGTTCTTTTCCAGTGTGAAAGTGGAATGGCCTGACCTCTGGCTCCAGAACGAACCCAAAATACGTCGTTTCTATTTAGAAGGGCCGCAGTGTAAGACAATCCGCTCTTGCTCATCAACAAGACCTTAGCTGTTACTAACTCGTGAAACGTGGTGAACAAATCTATTTCTTGATCAGCAACCCAGTCTTTTGCAAGCTTAAAGGTTGTTCTGTCTTTTAAATCATTGGGCCAGTTATCTAATATGGACTCAAACTCTGAGAACTCTCCTTCGGAGTGTATTGCTATTTTATAGTCTGAAGGATACTCATTGGCTACATATTGTATAACTCTGTTGTACCACCAGTTCGGTAGATATCTTCTTTTCCTGTCTCCGCCTCGATGTAGCTGAACGTCGCCCCTTCTTATATGAACGACTATTTCCTCTTGTGCGTCTGTTGGCTTTGGGGCTGACCAGTAGTAAGATCTTATTTTCTCCAGAACCTCTTCACCATAAAAGGCATTGGGATTATTAAATACCTTCGCCTCAAACCTCTTTCGGACGTGTATCTTTTTTCCATGTCTGTTATCAGGTATGCCAACAAATTTGTTGACTTTTTGTACTGATTCTGGGGCAGTCCAGCCGTGAGAAATTGATGTAAACGGAGTATGTATATACCTATACTGACATCGCCAGCTAGAACTGTTTAGGCAGAAAGCAAGACCGGAAAGCTTTGCGTTGAACTGACAACCAAAACCATCGGTCTTGCCACTAATCGTATAATTTTTATATGCCATTCCTTAAAAACTTCCTAATCAAACCTAGTCTTACAGGTACTCTAGAGAGACATAAAGTCCGTAGTCCTCCTTTGAGCCTGTTGACAGTGGAGAGGCTGTTATTGCGACTGACCAAGTATGGTGAGTAGAAACGCCCGTTCCCCCGAAAGTCCTGTCAATAGGTGCTACGTTGGAAACCTTTGTGGTATCACTTCCATCCCCAAACTGGTAAGCGGTGCTTCCGCCAAAGTATGTCTGCTGATTGGATGTGGTGGTAATGTACTGTGTCCATTTTGGCCAAACCATTCCGGTGCCGCTAATGGTTTCGCTGTTCTGTAAAAACTTACCGCCAGAACCGGGGCTATCCACCAAAGGAACTACAATTCCAGTTCCACCAACGGTAGAATAAGAACCAGCAAGACCAACGGTTGCGAGCCTAGCATCGCCATTTACAACCGTATCTGAGCTTTTGCCATTATAAAAGGTAACAGCCGTACTGTTGGTATAGTAGTTTTTGCTGACCAACTCAGACGGCCAAGGCTCTCCCCACCAGAAGGCATCCCCACTACCGACAGCATCTGATGTTGACCCGTCAGCACCTTGATTATTAAATGTTGATCCATTAAAATTAATTATCTCAGCAACCTTGGTATTTACACCACTTGCTGGATGGTTTACGTTACTTCTGTCATAAATTCTTAATTGACAATTTTGTGCTTTAACCTCGGAAGTATGCCCAAATTCAATACCCAGTGTCCCCTGAAAGGTTTTGATACCGGAGAGTCCAATGTCTGTCGCAGTACCAAAGGCACCGCCTATATTACATTGACCACTAGGAAAGGTGTTGGCCTTATATTTGATATTTGATGCCTCATCCTGAAACGAACTACCACTAGAATTAGCAACTCTAGTGACACCCTGATACGCTCCAATTTGGACAGAAGAACCGGCAGTAGCCCCATAAAAGGCCAAACCAGAACCCGATAGCGTGTCTAGGGCAGCCGTTCCGTCGCTGTTTTTTAGTAGTTGAAACCTAATCTCTGCCATTTTTAAGTTCTCCTTGAATATAAATACTTACTATAGTATACACATAATGGATGTTTATTTGTTCTAAATTGGTGACTAACACTGAACACACGACGGCTGGCTTGCTCCTGTAGGATCAGGACACCCAACCCATATTGGCACCCACTCATAATTAAGCCTTACGCAGACAACGAATGTGCGACCTTGGGTGTGAGGTTCGGTAAGGCTTGGATCCCGATTGGCCACCCACACCGTCTCACCCAGTATACATGCGTCGAGAGAGCCAAAGGTGCTATTTCCGGGTAGTCTAAATACCTTCATCTGAAAGTATGTTGGCTGACAAGGATCGGTTGGAGCATCAATCTTGCCCGCAGCCACGCCACATATTATATGGGCACCGCCAGACCAAACCTTACGTTCATCGTCCCATTTTAAATCAACGGGACCACTTTTCCAGCCACCTCTATTACCGGGGACATCATCGTCTAATCCGTCAAGACCGCCCGGTACAGGCCTATCTGCGACATCGTATCCCCAGCCACTTAATATCAATGGCCCACGAAGACCGGTGGCCATGATGTTGGTAATTTGACCAGTTGTTTTTCTTATGTTTATATCTTCTCCGCCACCGACAGTAGCTGACCCATTGTTTCTCATGATCGCATAATCACAATCTTCAATCCACGTACTATTTAGAAGATTAGAAAAATACGGATCTAACTCTCCTCTGGTTGGGCCAACGTGACCACCCTGATTCGTTCCGTCTGCGTCAGAGGTAAATTGTACCTGTTCAAAACCAGAGCCAGCACCGCCACCACCACCATTTTTCACAACCTGAACCGGAGAAAATATTTGCTCCATAGAATTGCCACAGACGTTTTGTGGGTTGGTTGCAGCCATACCCGCAAGATCGCCTACCGCACCCATTCCGCTTGATACTGAAAAATCTGCCATTAGTTATTAAATCCTCCAAAATTCGCATTATTCGGGTTGTTTCTTCCGCCGCCACCCGGATTTCCTAGTCCTCTGTCATTAGCTTGAGCACCCGGCTTAAGTCCATGATTAATGGCACCAACATCAGGAGCCAACTTTTTCTTCTCTTGTGCAAAATCCATTTTCTCAAACTTAAATTTAGGGAAAGGTCTTTTTTCCACTTTAGACCTGTTTTTCTGTGCAAAGTTCCAACTAGCCTTATTGATTTTAGCTATTCTATCTACGTTGTACTTAGCGAGTTTACCAAAGTTTGGTGTCCATGTGTTGAACTTGTATGTGGTCTTAACCCCTCCGGTAGCATCAATGGAGACATCCATATTTGTAAGATATGGACCAGAAGCGGCGAATCTTTCTCCTATGGCACCCTCCGGTTTACCGACAGCCTCAATCATACCGGCTTCTGTTGGTGCGACCTCACCGGCTCCAGCAGTGGCAACTATGTTGCCCATGTTTTGCAAAGCACCATAGCCACCGTAGGTCTCTGGACGCATGGACTCGTCTCCTTGTACCTCAGCCTTACCTTCTGGGGAATATCGTCCAACAAGTGTGATCCAAGGCCCATAATTGTATCTATTGCTTTGCTGGGGTATTCCAAACTTGTGTGGTATGAGATTGTCTGGTGGGATTTGGAACTGTAAAACACCATTAAAACCGGGGGTCAGGTAGAACTCAGGCCTTATACTTATACCAAAGAAGTATGCGGCCATAACACTAAGCCCGAAGTCGGGAGTGGTTATAAAGTCGTAAGCCTTGACAACACCACCGGCCTTAAAGTTGGCAAACCACGTCCCGCCAGAATAATATTGCTCCTTATCGGGACTTCCTTTAGAGCTTACTATGAGTCCCCCAAATCCTCCTCCAACTTGGAATTGAGTGGATGGGCCACTTCTTCCGTTGGCATAATCGCTTCCTAGACCACTATAATCTGACCAACTGTTCTTGGGGTATGCGACCATAGACTTCTGTTTACCCTCACCGTCACGCATAGCTATATCATCAGCCAAAGGAAAGTTTACAAAAGCAGAGTCAGCTATTTCCCAAGCCTTTATCTGCTCAAAGTCTCCCGGTGGATTGTATACAGACTGTCTGAGCGTGGTTAACTCAGAAACAAGAGGAACCATAAATTCTTGACAATAAAAGTTATTTGCAACCTCTGAGACGCTTGAAAATATCGCATCATTTAGCTGACCAATAGCCTTGACAAACTGTTTTCTAGCTGGTCTAAAATGGGTCATTGCGGCATCATATACGCTTCCTCTTCCACGTGCCAGCAAGTTCAAAATATCTTTTGTGCCAGTAAAAGCCCCTGTCCAAGGACATGTAAACAAATTATTTGTGTTATATCCAAGTATATTCCTATTGGGTTCGACGCCAGCCATTGTTTCAAACGTTTTGTATATTTCCCAAACCTGCTTGCCGCCGAGTGCCATTCTTATTTCAAAAAGACTGGCCATGTACTGAAATCCTTCAAAGTCACCTTTGAGATTTAATCGAATCATTCCGGACGGATTGGCCCCCATTCCAGTGCCGTAGTTGCCTCCGTTTCCGTGAATCTGCATAGTAGTTCCAAAGGTCTTAAATTTACTAACACTAGGAGCACCTAGACTAGTAGGAAGAACACCCCAAACCGGAAAGGCACGCTCTACCCCAGCAACCTGATATCTGGTTCTTCTGCCGCCATACACCATTCTTTGTGTGGTAGCATCTGTAAGCTCTTCGCCAATACTGTAGCTCACCACTTTTGGGGGCGTGGCTGTTTTTGCGGCTTTCACCCAATCCGTAAGAGCACCGGGCGTAGGCTGCCTTGACTTATCTACGGTCATCACTTTTATAATGGGAAAAGTACTGCGAATTCCAGCAGGAGGATTCCAATCAAAATCGAAGCCGTGTGCAGCAATATCGTCAGACGCTATCGAGTTTCCCCAAAAAATGTGGCCACCTTCCGGTAGTCGTGCTAATCTTGCTGGCCGGATTGTTCGCAGGTCATAATAATAATCTACCTGAATAGCCTCGGCAATCTCGCCCATTAGACCATTAACACTTTGAACCGGACCTTTTACTCTATAGGAATCTTGATAGAAGCTCCATATGTCCTGAACACGATCCAACATTTCTTGGACATTGAGAGCATATTTAAACCCAGCAATGTTTATCGCACCGCTCAAAGGATGATCCTGCGGATGATCGTTTCTAGCTAGATCTTGTAGGGCAATCAAAGCTCTGTCAACCTCTAGTCCAGAACTATTAAAGTTTGAGTTACCAAAAAATCCTCCATAGAACGGATTTTCATAGTAGCCGAAGAGATTGTATACATTCTCTATGTTTCCATATACAACATTATTGCTTGAAATATTAGTGCTAAAGTTAAATTGATTTCCAGAGTTAACAAATAAATCTGTCGTGCCCATGAAATCTTCTAGTATTAACTGAACACCGTCCATGAACTTGGTTGGAGACTCTATTACAACATCATATTTTCTTCCACTACCAACGCTCTCGCTATAGGTATATCTTTGCAGAAAACCAGCCATGAACATTGTGCCATATTTAAAATAGACGGGAGTGCCTACCTTGGGCATGTTGAGAATCACATTGTTTTCTGGATCTTCAATGAGAGTAAATTGCATGGAACCCCCTTGACCTCCCCAGCCAATGCTGGTGGAAGCGTTTACAATATATGCCCCAAACATCATGATCGGGGAGGTTCCTGTATTGTTTGGCATTTTGTTCCGTTCCTAAAAATTATGGGGTGGGCGAAGGACCAAAGTCGCTCGTATCAGTCCCGACAGTTGCGTCAAATTCCACATAAACCCATTCCATAGAAAGACTATAGCTTCCGGTGCTTGGGCTCCAAGTTTCTGTTTTTTGTTGTTGATAACTGTTTGCCGGTTGATAGTTTGCAACTTGGCCTGCTGCGTTTGGCTTACTGGATCTATGATTTCTGGGCATTTGCAAGTCCAAACTAACAGAAACCCTTCTTTCTGGAGTCGTGGCCATGTCCTGAATCACTGGACCGTCTGCCTTCTCTAATACCGGTATAATAACAATTGTCTGGTTACTACCATCTATATTATCATAGGTTACATTTAAGCTTTCTGACACGGCGTTTGGAAAATTTATTACCGCATCATCATAAGCTACGGTATACGATATAGTACCATCTAGTTCGTTATGTGTTTCCGTCTGTGCTTTCGGCGTAGTTCTAAGGGTATAGCCGGTACTAAACGTATTGTAAAAATTGACTGCTGAATTTGTAATTGCCGATTTGAGTGTGGCAAAACTTGTTTTTGCGTTTGTATACTTGTCGTGTGTGTTTGATGTCTCCGGATGTGTCAAGTCCATGCCCTGTACACTTACACTTACGTCCACAGTATTGAACTCCGCTGCCGGATCTTGGTTCATAGAAAATTCAACCGTGTGAGTAGCTGGGTATCTTGTGGCCGTCCAACTGTCGGTCACTGAATAAGAACCTGCTGCAATGGCCTGATTTCTTGTTCTGACCTGATTATATGCCACATAATTGGCAAGAGACACAGACAGATCAAGAGCTTCTCCTCTTTCGTCTACCAACAGAGTGGTTTGCGTTAACGGATTACCGTCTATAAGCCTATCTTCAACAAACTTCTTGGCCCGCTGATAGTGCATCTTGCTTGCTTCGTTTTGTATGGCGGCGGCTTGAGCGGATAGGGTTCTAGATATCGTATAGGTTTTATAGGCCGTTGTGCCGTCCTCCGAGGAATAGCCGTCTGAGGCACTTATGTCCCAAGTCTCATCAAAACTTTCTATCCAATATATCTCGCTGGCCCCTTTTCCTACTTCCGGTTTGTACTCTCCGGTATGGTCTCCGTCATAAGATTGGGCAGTAATGCTGTAGGGCATACTCTGTGTTCCCATACTCGCTTCGTCTTGATCTGGGAAATTAACACTAATAATCTTAGTGTGTTTAAACTGCATGTCGGTCTTTCCGCCGTATGAATCAATGTCCATCAGGCCCTGTTTGCCCTCAAGTAGAAACATTAGCTCGCTTTGTAAAGAAAAAATAGCTGCCTGTCGTGCCCCTTTAGTGAGGTGGCTAGCTTCAGCGGTAATCAATGCCGTACCGGTAATTGTTATTTCCCACAAGTTACCAAGAAACAAAGAGTCTTGTGTTCTTCTTGTTCTATTTATAGATACGTTCGGATAAGGCCCAGCAACACCGTTGGTGGGTTGGATATCTGTGCCGCCAAATGTAAATGTGTCGCCACCGCTTGGTGTAAATGTTATAGCCATATTTTATTCCCTATGAGTCATATCCTCTAACATAAAGCGTCAATGCTCCTGAATGAGGAGGCTTTATTGATAACGGTATATTGTTATTGATTAAATCCGCACCTCTAGTCATGGTGGTAAGATGACCACTTCCCATTCTGTGATTTATATATAAAGAGATGTTGTTTGAGCAATTAAAATCTTTGTCCATATAAAGATCCATTGATGAAGTTTGAAGATCTCTGCTTGAAATATGCAGGTTTACAGTATTGCCGCCCTTTTCTGTATTGTTATTTATAAAACCGGGAGCACTAACAGTTGATCCAGATGTGGCCAGTGTAGCGGCCTTGACTAATGTCGGAGCAAACCCAGAAGCAAAAAGGTTTGCAGTCGATATTCCGGAACCTATTTTGTGTGGAACAACGGTTAGCGGAAATGTCTGATCCTTGTATGTACCGTTAGTAGTAGAGGGAACAGCCAAGGTTGCGTAACCCTGATAATCAGCCGCTCCTCCTCCAGCACCCGCTACACCGTCTATGTAAAAATCTAAATTTCCACTAGCTACTCTGGTGCGACCAATTACAAGTGGTATTTCAGCCGCCGGATGAGGATGTATAGTCAATGGTGCAAAAAGCGTACTCCCAGAGGGGGCCATTGCAACAAGGGTCATAGTGCCGGTAAAGTCTGGTCCACCAGTTATACTGAGCGGAAAGAGATTGTTGGCTGGATTCGCAAGGTTGCTACCTCTACTAGGAAGGGCGGGAGGACTATTTATGCCCTCGTTACCGGGTCCCGGTACAGCGATGCCCCCAACGACACTGTCGTCTGTGGGATTATTTACGTTAAAAGCACCAGTAAGTACGCCCATTATCCTGCCCTGAAATCTTTGTTGAGTCTTGTATCTAGTTCCGACGATATTATTTCGGAAAGTCTTGGCGTTATAGCGTCGGCTATGACTTTCTTCAAATGGTCCGCGTTTTCCACCTTGAACGCCAAAGACATGTCTCCGGAGAAGTTGTGAGTCAGCGTCATTCCGCCCTGTATAGCATTTGCTAAGTTATTCATAGATTCAGTAAACGCCGAGAATTGGCTGACTACAGAATCTATAGACGATTGGAATGTGGCATTAAAATTATTTAGAACCTCTTGCAAGCCAGAAGGATCTAATATTATGGCGGCGGCTCCATCGTTCACTTCTCCACCATTCTGTTTATATTGAACTCCACCAACTAGTCCACCCCTAGCAAAACCGGGTACTCTACCTCTGTTTAACGAGGACATAAATCCAGTTCCATATTGTTGAACAGACCCCTTGCTCATGACAAATTCGCCCGGTGTCAACATGGCAGGAACAGTATCTGAACCGGCAACAGATCCACCAGTCGCCATCTTTACTATATTTTTATCTAATAGGTATTTAAGCTTACTCTCGTCTCCTCTTCCAAGACCTAAGTCCTTTATGGCATCTGCTTCCGCTTGTGCCTCTTCTTGAGCAGCAGCCTGTTGGTCTTTAGCGGCCTGACCTTTCATGCGGCCTATCAGAACCTTCCAAGGAAGAACTCTTGGGTCTTTCTGTTCTCCTTGATCTGGAGTACCTTCAAAGAGAGTTTTTACTTTGTCATAAAAACCCTGTGCTTCACTAGAGGCCTGTTTATTTCTGTTTGCTTCTGCTTTAATCTGCTTAAATATATTATTATATTCTACCGCAGGATTAAGTTTTAGTGCTCCACTTCTTTGTAGCAGACTTCCTGCAAACTTAGTGGCGGGACCATTCACTCCACCAATAGCCTTTGTCATGTTAGCTATGTCGTGAAAAAGCGAATCGCTTCTTCCTTGGTATATTTTTAGACCTTTTTTGACACTCTCAAATTCAGCCTTTGTGGGTGGCCAGTCTGTATCGACGGCAGCTACTTCTGCACTAAAATCAGCCGGTCTGAATGTGGTTGGCAATATTCCGCTTACAAATTTTGAGTCACGTATAGCCCTGTTTAGATTCTCTAACTGGATGCCCCCCTGCATATTGGAGGCGTTTATAACACCCTTTTTGGCTAAATCTTTTATATATGCGGCAGCCTTTCTGGCTTCTTTGTCATCCATACCAAAGCCGTCCTTCAGGGCACCTAGTATGTGTCCAGCCTTACCTCCTGACAGTTGTGATATAAAGGCTTGCTGTAATGCTCCTGATTCTGGCAAATTAACAACACCACCCATAGCACGATATATAGGACCACCCATACTCTTAGCAACAGAAGAAACATCCCCATTATTTAGAGCAGATAAAGTTCCTACGCCGATCTTGTCTACCGCAGACTTTCTGATTACAAACTCGCCGGGGGTTAGCATGGCTGGAACTGTGTCGGTCCCCTTTGGTTTGAATATGCTGTTCATTATTCCGCCGGTATTGCGATACTGAACCATTCCGCCTCTAGCCAGTCGTTGGTTGGGAGGCAGTGCGGCAACAGCATCTTTACCGGCCTCGTCTCTGATTTCTTTGAGAATCGGTGCGATAGTGGTCTTTAATGCCTCAGCAAATTTGTCCCCCATACTAAACATTTCGTTCTGATAGTTCGTGTCTTCGTCGCCTTCGTCTCTTTGCTTTTTGACAGACTCTACCGCCTTAGCAATAGCATCTAGTTTAGCTTGTTCTAGTCGAACAACTTGTTCGGCGGACGCACCTCCCTCTTTGGCCTTTTCGATTGCCGCATCCATGAGCCCACCGAGTGCCTTATTGACATTTTTTGCGATCTCGTCGTCGCTCATATCGTCTATTTCATCATTGTTACCGCTCTCAAGCTGGAAGCTACCCGACTCAACCTGAGCCGCCTCTGCAAAACGATCTCTTTGTACTTGAGTGGTTCCGTCTTCGGAAAGCCTATTTTGATTAAACTTGGCTATTGAGGTGTTAATCATTGCTTCGGCTTCACCGGCTGCTGTGCCCTGAATTGCCGTTCTCCTTGCATCCTGAGCGTCTGGATCTTGTAGATCACTCAGCTTGAGCGTAGCCGCTTCAAGATTCTTAGTGGCTGTTGCAAGATTGGCTACTTCTGTTTTCAGTGCTTGCTCCGCAGCAGCTAAATCAGTTTCAGCTTGAGCAAGAGCTTGAGCAAGTTCTTTGTCTTTCTGGGCGTTTTCTTTGTCTTGCTTGGCTTCTTCTGGGGTGCCTTGCATTGCAGCCGCAGTATCTGTCTTCATGTCATCTTTGGTGTTCTGAGCAATTTGCTCTAAGTATTTGACCTGATTTTTAGCGTCTTCCGCCAATGCCGCAGCAGCAGCCTCTTCCTGTACAGCCAGAGCTTCAAGCTTCTGAACCATTTGCTCTTCGGCTGACCCAGCAGCAACCTGCTCTCCAACCTTCTTGGCTATCGCTGGATCCATTCCCATTCGTATAGCCTCGTCTTCAGCAAACTTTGCTTTGAGTTCTCGTCCCGTTTCACCACCGGGGCCTATTCTAACATCACTAAGCTGATCTAGTAGACCTCCAACTTGTGCTCTTTGTTGCTCTGTTGCACCCTGAATACCGCCCTGTGCCATGGCTTGATTTAGAGTGGCATAAGATTGTCCCATGTCGAACCGCTGCTGATCAGAGCCAAAGGCGAACTTCTCAACCTGATTTCCAATCTGCTTTCTTTCTTTTCTTAGCTGGTTGAGTTGTGCTTCTATGTCTGCGGCTTTTGCACTTTGATCAGCCAATCTTTCAAGTTCTCCTCTTACCCTATTAGCAGCCGCACCAGCTTCATTAGCCTGTTGAGTAAACTTAGCTGCACCTTCAGAGTCTCCAGCAGCCGCAGCGTCTCTTGCGTTTTGTTCAGCCCGCTTTGCTTCTGCGTCCAGTTTCTTTAACGCATCACGGTTAGCACCAACGTTTCCGGCTCTTGCACCGGCGTCTCTAGCACGTCTACCCAGAGCCTCATCACCAACTAAATTTCTATCTCTTTCCCTTCTGTCAGCATCATCACTAAGGCTCTGTAATGTTGGAGTTCCACCTCTTGCCTTTGCTACTCTTTCTCGGCCCTTAGCCGCAACGGAAGCCTGTCTAGCCACAGCATCGGCATATCTGCCCTGAGCGTCAATGATTAAATTGTTGATCTGCTGAAGTTTTTGCAGGTATTGGTTTTGTACTTCTACTGCTCTTTGTAAAGCTTCTAGGTCAGCACCAGCAACTTCCTCTATGTCACCAATAAGCTCCTCAACCTGTTCAAACGTGAGCCTGTCGGTCCCGCTTTCTTTCAGCATTTCATCTATTTTTCGCTGTATATCTGCACCCAGATTAAGCTTTGAGATATCTACTCCAGCAATGCTAGCATTGATCTTATCAAACAGCTCTTCCGCCTGAATTCCCCTACCCTTTGTGAGGTCTTGCTGATAGCCCTCAAGTATCTCTGGTATATTGTTAACAAGCTCTTGGGCGACCTTGACTCTCGCTCCTATTCTCTCGGTACGATCTAATATGGCTTGCTCATTTGGGTCTTTAGCGACACCGGGCGAAGTCTGCTCAATACCAAAATTGATAGCATTCATTCCCTTTTGGACCGCAGATTCTAGCACATCTGGTGTAACACCCTGAAGACCCTGACTCAAAGCATCAGAGTTTATTTCAACACTAATTTTTCCGCCTGTGGTAACGTCTCCAGCGTTCTCTATTTGAGCGAAATTAGCGGCAGTAGCGGTGGCTCCCATGAGCATGCTGTTGAAGCCTCTTATGACTCTCTGCGAATCTTGCAACGCACGCCTTTTGGCTCTTTCTTCAACAATACTCCTTAGATTTTCCGCCGTCATCCTCTTTCTGGCGGTTATGTTTTCCTGCATCTGTTTGTTTAGCTTTGCTTGGCTGACCGCTATTTCTGCGTTTCTTTTTGCTATGAGACCCTGTTTGAGATCCAAATCACCAGCGTCATCAGCCTCTTGAATATCTCCTTCAAAACGCTTCTTGATTATATCGTCAATTTGCTTCTGGGCTAACGCCAACTTGTTCGGAAGACCCGAAGCCTGAACTGCGGCATCATTCATAAAGGCGGTAACGTCGTTAATACCGTCTAAAGCCGCTGGATCGGCCTCAAACATTTCGCTCATGCTTTCGTTTACGGCTGCCAGCATTTGCTGTCTCAACTGACTTTCCTGCTGGAACAGTTTGTTAAGCAGGTCATTATTAGCTTTTCTAGCCTCTTCTTCTTGCTTGGCAAGCTCTTTAAAGTTGGCTACTTGGTCTTGCGTGTCAGCATCCAGAGGTTCGCCACCTTCTTTTACTCTGCCCTCGTCTGTTAACAAACCCTTCTCTCTAAGTAGATTCTCAAGTTCGACTCTTTTCTTAGTAGAGGTTTCAATTCTATCGGCATTATCATCATAAGTCGAGCTTAAAGCTTGAACTCCATTACTTAGTAGAGATAACGACGCAGCAGCAGATAAAGAGTTATCTTTGGCTGTCTGCATAGCCTTGTCAAACTTATCTATCCCGCTCTTTGCTCTAAAAGTACTTCTAGCGTAACCACCAGAAACTTCTGCAAGAAGAGCTTGTTCTTTTGCTAGTTTTCGAGCCTCTTCCTCGGCATCGCCAGTAAAAAACGCCCACGCTACTCCAGCAGCGGCGGCAGCTCCGGCTAGACCTATAAGTGCAAGACCAACAACGTTACCAACCACCGGAATTGCCTGCAATGCACCTCCGGCTATTAAAAGACCTGTAGTAACAGCGGCAAGACTTCCTACAACAGCGGCAGATCCAGCGACTATATTGGCGTTGGATTGCCCAACTTTTTCATTTACGGCAATATTCATTTCGGCACCGGCTGCCTCCTGTCTGGCCGCAACAAATTTTTCCTCGCTGGCACCGCCCTGTGGGCCTCCAATTTTTTCTAGCTCTGCGTCTCCAACTTTATTTGCCGCCTCTAGCTGTTGTTTGAAACGTTCGGTCGCCATTGCGGTTTGTGCCATGATCGCCGTATAAGCCACCCCAGCAACAGCAAGAGAAGCCGTAACGCCAGCCAATATGCCTGTTCCAACTCCACCGCCCATTCCGCTTTTTATCTTGCTCCCTATGCCCCCTTTTCCTTTGCCGCCCTTTGGAGCTTTTGGGGTCTTCTTGCCCATGTCTAAGTCGTCAGTTATATCGCTCCCACCTTCGCCCGGGCTAATCTTGTTAAGCTCATGAGCCGCTTTCAAGGCCGCTTTACCTAATATAGCGGCTGCCCCAGCAGCGGCAGCGGCCTGTACTGTGTTTTCACCTACCGCAACGGCATTGGCTGCTCTAGCGGCTTTTTCTGCAAGCATACTAGTTACACTAGCAACAACCTGTAATCCCAAACTGGCTATTTCAGCACCTATAGCCAAATAACTAGTGACAACATTTAGACCCGCTTGGTAAACCTTTTTTGTGCCTTCATCCAGATTACCCATACTTTGTATAAGAGTACCAGCTATCATGGTCAAGCCAACAGCAGCACCACTAACACCAGAAAGAGCACCAGAAGCTTTGTTTAACTTGCTGCTAAAGCTTCTCATTCTTGTTTCTTGTGCCTTATAGTGACCAATCAGCTTTTTCTGTGCTTCTTGTTGCTTCTTGATCAACTGGGGACTTGGGCCACCGCCACCGCCGCCTCCACCACCGGTTCTTCCAGACGCAGTTGGTGCGGCTTTTCTTTTTTGTGCTAATTCTGCACTGGCCTTCTCAAGCTCTTTTTCTGTTATCGCACCCGAAGCATAAGCCTCTTTAAGTTTTTGCGATTCCGCCTCGATCTCTTCTTGAAACTTTGTACCAGCCTCCAGTGCCTGAGCATAGGCTATTTGTTCATCAATACCGTTATTCAATGCCATGCGGTATTCCATAGCGGCCTTTTGGCCCGCTCTTGTCTCTTCACCAAGTGCGTCAAATTCTGCTGACAAGGCATCTGCTCTTGCGGATACTTCGGCCATCTCGTCGCCAGAAAACATACTGAGAGCACCCTTATCGCTATCATCTATGCCTCCAGCACCAGCGGCTCCCGAAGGTTTCTTACCGGTTCTTTGTGCTCCCGGTCCAGCCGATGTAATATCACGGTGTGCAGCAAGCATAGCTTGATCCAAGAGTTCGGCTTCATCCGCGACAGAATCCACACTTCTAGCAAACTTAACCAAAGCTGCACGTTGAGCTTCTGGATCTAAGTTCATTCGATCTAGTTCTGATGTGATAGCATCAAAAGCGGCGGCGTTCTTTTTTGCAGCAGCGTTAACTAGTGCCAAGTCTTTTATGGACGTTAGCCCAAAATCACCCGACTCCACCGAGCCACCGTTTGCAAAACTTTGAATACCAACCGCACCACCTTTATTGAATTTAGCGACCCCAGTTTTGTTCATCTTATGTAGGTTGGTGTATCCAATACTTTGTGCCGCCGACTTATTTATAACATACTCACCGGGCGTCAATAGTGAAGGAACGCTGTCTCTGCCCGATACGCTTCCACCTGTGGCTTTTTTGGATGGTCTCAGTTGTGACCCAAGATCGCTAGCGGCGGCTGAATAATTCTTGCCCGCTAATCCTAGCTCTCTTGCAACTTCTGTATTGCTTGCGTCTGCGGGAAGAGCAGCTATAGCTTGCCCTATCTTTTTATCAATCACTCCTTGAATTGAATTCAATGCCTCTTTTGTCTCAAAGTTTTCCACCTTCTTAGTGAAACTAGCAACATTGTCATTAGTAAACGAGGACTTTGCATCACCGGGATTACTGGCATATTTGGACAATCCAAACTGTTCCGCAAGACCGCTACCCAGTCCAGAAGGAAAGTCAAAGTCTTCACTAGCAGATCTGTCGTAAGGAGGGCTACTTCCAAAGCTAAGTAACGATGCCTCAAATAGATTTCCAACAACATTATCTATATTTGCAGTTTTAAGTATTTTGGCCTGATCCGGAATCGACCTACTTCCTAGTTCGCCCCCAATTTGTGCTGTGGCGGACTGCACTGTGTCTCTAACGCCCTCTAGAATTGTCTCTTCCATACCAAGGGCTATAGTAGGCTCTAGCGAGCCAGCCGCTAACATAAACCCACTCTCAACACCCTGAGTAGCGTTGATCATTTCTTTTACTTCAGCGTTTAGTTCCTTTACGACCGAATTAGCATTCTTTTTCTTGGCGGCTGTCTTTAGGGCGGCGATCCTCTCGTTAGCGTTAATTGATGCACCTATAGCACCCTTGCCTAATTTACCCATGACCTGCTTGTCTCTTCCTTCAGGTCTTAGGAAGGCACCGGTATAGGTGTTCATTTCTCCAGATTCTAGCTTGGCTTTGATATCGTCCGATAGTTCTTCAACAAGACGAACAGAGGCACCTTCTGAACCCTTTCCCTTGATGCCCTTCACGTTCTTAAACGCTCTTCTGTTTGCCGATAACTCTTCTCTGATTTCTGCTCCATCGTTAAATCTGTTTTCATTCATTGCATGAAGTTGAGCGGCACCCAGCTTAGCAGCACTACTCTTTTTGATAACAAATTCGCCGGGAGTAAGCATTGCGGGAACAGTGTCTCTGTTTCCAGTACCCGGAACAAAACCACCTCTGGCAAACTTAGAAACGCTGCCGCCACCACCACCGCCACCAAATAGACTTACTAAACCGGGAGCCAAGTTCTTGCCCAACTTGATTGCCGCAACAGAGGTTAATAGAGGTAACACGTTCTCCAGAGACGAGGCAAAACTTAAAAACGCATCCGCTAGTGACAATACTGTCTTAGCAATGGATTGAAATGTATCGCTGCCTGTAAACTTACGCATAAGAGCATCGAAGGATTCTGCGACCTTCTGGAATTGAACTGCTAGCGACTGCTGTGCGGTTTGTGCGTCTTTAGATGTTGACCCCATAGAGTTGTTGGCGACGGCCAAGGCCTGTTCAGCAACAGCATATTGTTTGATAAGAGGAATAACTTTACCGATCTGACGAAAACCACCAAGCTGCTCGACGATTTCATTAAATCTAACGTCTTTTGGGTCTAATCCAGCCAAGCCAGCGGCTAGGGCTTCGACAGCTTTCAATGGACCGACAAACTTGCCCTCGGCATCAGAAAGGCTTATACCCAGTTGTTCTAAGGCGTCTATAGTTTCAGTACGCTGCAACCTAGTAAAGATAGTTCTAAAACCGGTTGCAATCGTCTCCGCAGACTCACGAGTAGTTTGTCTAACAGAAGTGAACAATGCGATAAGCTCGTTTAGATTACCACCGGCGGCTTGGAACACACCACCGGTACGCCTGATAGCACCAATAAGGTCCGCAGACTCAACAGCAAAGTTCTTAGAGACAGCATTGATGGCGTCGAGAGAAGCCTCAAGAAATCTGATGTCTTGTCCTGTCTTTGCTGCCTCTCTACCAAACTGATTGAGGATAGCAATAGCACCTTCGGTGGTATCTATAATGTTGTCAAAACTAGGAGCTAGGGTAGTGTTAGCTAACACTTCCATGGCCTGTTTTGTTTTTAGGGCACTTAGACCGGCTTGAGATAAAACTCTAGCGGTTTCCAATAGACTAGCGTTGGCTACCCCCATTGTTGTAGATATTCGTGTAACTTCGTCAGATAGGCCCTTAAGCTCTTTAACAGATTTGCCAGTAACCTGAGAGATCTTAACCATCTCTCTTTCAAACTCTATTGCTGCACCAACAGAATTTTTGATGGCTCTGGCCATGCCTATAAAGGCACCCGTAGCAACAGTTATAACACTGAACCTACGGGCAGCCTCTGCAATATTCCTATTGAGAAGGTTCATACTCTTGGCAGAGTTCTTGGCGGTTTTGTCCACAGACTGCAATTGACCATTTATAGCAGCCAGACTTTTAGCGTTGCTCTGCACGTTTACTGTTGTAGTGACGTTGCCGAGCTGACTTTTTATCTGGTTTGCTACTTGGCTAACATTGGTTGGTGCCTGTAACTGAATCTGTGCCGTTAAGTTGAAACCTGCCATTTTTGCCTTCTTAATAGTTTTACGTAAGAAAAATGCTAGTTTTTTCCTACAATGCCATCCCTACATTTATTACACAATTATTAGGCTTCTGTGTCAGTTTCTGCCTTAGTAGTTTTTCTCCTTCTTTTAGGCTTTTCTTCCACGGTCTCTTCCGCTACCTCTTCTTCGGTAGCATCGGCAGCTTCGGGCTCTTCAACGGCAACCTTTGGAGGCTCTACAGGCTGACCTTTGTCGTCTAAGAATGGCTTTCTCGCTTCGGTTCCAACCTTTTCCCAAGAAATATTACCATCTTCGTCTTCGACTTCGACAAGTTCTTCGCCATCCCTGTTGACGTAATAACGCTTATCAATGTCCTGATCTTTCTGGGCCTTCTTGGTTTTGTAGGCAACATAACGACCCTCTTCGCTAATTAGTCTACCTTCTGAATCAACTAAGTGCCCCTCTTCGTTGACAAGACGTAGATCCTCATCGACAAATTCAAACTCCTTCAGAAACTTGTTTTCTGTTAGTTTGGTGTCATAATCTGGATCAAGACCATAAATCATATTCGCTAGTTGACCAGCAGCCTCCATAACCCAAGGCTGATCTGCGGATTTATCGTAGTCATCTTGTGTTGGAAAATAAGGCTCTCTAGTGTTTGGGTTAAGCATACAAAGTCTAACAAGTTCTGCAAACCTAGCATTATCTGCCTGTCCCTCTGCTGAGTTTTGGTCAAGCGTATTTCTTTCAGACAAGAAGTCTCTGAACTGAGCCCTGACAGTTCTAAGTTCCAGTGCTATAGCTTTGGCCTCTGATAAACGAATACCACCACCCTTAAGAGTCGTTTCCATTTCGGTTATCTTTTGTACGTATGCATCGTTTTGTTTTTGTTTTTCTTCGTTCCAGATTCCTTGTGCTTCCATGTAATCAGAAAGTTTTTGTCTCAAAAGAGCACCAGAGTCAAGTGCCTTTCTAAAGGCTTTGTTATACTCGACCTGAGAGTCTCTATACTCTTGAGCACTAGCCGTTTTAAGCATAACTTTGACTTCGTTTCCATCTTTATCTTCGCTTGAAATAATTACATTATCCGTCATTTTTTTCTCCTAAGTTTCTATTGGGTTGACCGGGTTCTTTAACCGGCAAGTTTATGTAATGTTTTTTTCTGTTGATATCATAGTTACTAAATTCTATTTCCAGATTTCTTATCTGGGTGTTTCCTCTATCTAGTATTTTAGCTCTGGCTTCTTCATATATCTCCTTTAAGTGTCTTTGTTCCTCTGTTAACTCAGTGTCCCCATCTGGATCAAAACCCCACAAAAATCCAAAACCCTCTTCTATAGTAGATAAGGCACCTATCATCGTTGTCTGTATTTTCTTTTTAGACGACTTAAACAGTGTCTCTCTAGATACCTCTTTCTTTCTCTCTTCCCGCATCTTTTTAAGGTCTAAAGATTTTTGCAGAAAGGAGTTGTAGTCTTGGTTCTGATTCATCTCATATTATCTCCTGTTCATATTTCCCATCGCAGCTTTTGTTGAAGCCACTCTTGCTATACTAATATCCTGTTGCATGTCGGGCAGATCTCTGATGTGAACCAGATCTCCGCTGGCATTTTGTATTGTGTTCTGTCTATTTATGATTGTTGATCTGGCAAAAGGATCATTTAGGTCGAAAATTTCATTGGCCTGTTCTTGGTCTTGGGCCATTAGGAATATCTCTTGTGAGTTCTTGATCTTTTCGTTTCCAGACAGCATATCATCAATCTCTCTTTGTTTCTTGTCTTTTTCATATTTTCTTCTCTGTAATATGAACCAGCCGTCTAAACAATCGTCATCCTCTATTGCTTTCTCTTTAGGTGCGTCTGGGCTTTCGTACACATTATCATACATTGACGAGTATTGGCATACCGCTAGCTGATTTGCATCCAAGCACGAAGAAGGTTTACCAAAAACGTCTCCCCTTTTCTTAGACGATGTCCACATAGAACGGAAAGGTTGAGATCTAGCTATCTTTCTGAAAGTGGCCGTATCAATAACGTGCTCACCATATATATCCATAATTCTAGATATAGAAACCTTTTTAAAATCAAACAAAGAGCCGTCTTCGTTTTTTGTTGTTTTAGAAATTATCCAGCTCTTTCTGGCGAAATTAGCAATCCCCTTGCAAGTAACATGATTTAACTGTTTCTTTTTGTGGATAGCTTGCCCTAGAAGATGCTCTGTGTGTCTCAGTTGCCGTTTTATTCCAAATAGCTTTTTGGCACTGTAGAAATTTTTAAAAGCTTGCACCTTTAATTCCTCTATCTTTTCCTCGTAATCCTTGGCGGCCTTCTCGTCGAGAGGACTCCACAGGTCATTATTTATCAATAGCTCAAGAATTTCTTCTTCTATGAACACACCACCAAAATACGCTTTATCGTAATACTGGTCGTATATATCGTAAGAAGCCTCTAATATTTCTTGGCTTGGTTCTTCTATAAATAAAACAAGATCGCCTAGCCTTATGCGTAGGCGACCCTGTATAATTCTGTTCAGAACTCTTTCGTAGTAAATATCATCCAAATTAAAATCCTAAGTCCTAAAGTTAAACTACATTAGCTACCGCCGTTAACGGTCAAGCTATTGAAGTTAGAGAAAGAGTAGCTAACCGTAGCGTTTCCACCACCGGTGTCTCCACCAGAGTAAGAAACAGATGCTAGCTTGTTCTTGGTTCCCAAGTTGAGAACCGTACCAGCAGTATCCTTGATCACGATCTCTTCATTAGAAAGGTTAGTACCGTTTCCAGAAACTGTCATCAAGTCACCAGAGGTAGCAATGATCTCGAATTCTGAGGTAACTTCGATTGGGAAAGTAGCATATCTTGTATAGGGGCTAAATCTTCCCAATTCCAAGATGTTTTCTTGACTCATGTCAGTACTCACACTGCAAGACTGCATGTGGAATCCGCCACCAAGTCCAGTTGCGTCATCACCCCTTTGCTCTTTGAGAATAGCGGGTAATGTAGAACCTTCAAGGTCAACGTTGTTACGACGAACAACACCAGACTTAGGAACATCAGATCCGCTGAATACAGAGGTATGGTTAGTAGCTCCCCATTTTGTACTTGCTGTTGTGCTGGTTTCGTTATTAACGGAGTTCCAGAATCTGTTGTTACCAACAAGGGTAACGGACTCAGTAGCACTTCCATCAACACTGTAACTATAAGATACAGAAGATGTATACATTCCAGAGTTCCAGCAGATATTTCTTGGAGCACCAGTAGCGTTGGAAACACCGTCATCATAAATAGCGAGATAAACATCACACTTATTTTTAGAGGCTGTAACGAGGTCAGTTTTACATGCCCCATTACTAGCCAAGTCAAAGATCAGCTTTTCACCGTCGATAACTTTTTCAAGAGTTACCTCGATATCGGCAACGTCTTCGATATTTTCATAGATATTAAGCTGTCCCATTTCAAAGACTTGGTCTAGAGTAAAGTTGGCTGACATGCCAACACTCTGCAAGCCCAAGACGACACCTCCGGAAGCAGGAGCTGCTCCCTCAGCGACGATACAGACAGCTTGACAAGCATAGAATATTCTTTGATTGCGAGCCATTTTTTATGTTCTCCTGTTAAAGTTTGTCCTCTGGTAAGGCCACTACTATATACACAAAAACGCTCTAAAAGGGTTTAACTTCAGTGGTGCAGCGAGCCGTTCCCATATATAAATCAGGCGAAAGCTCTACAATAGTAGACCCTCTAGAGTCGTGAATCCAGCATTTTCTACGATCCCAAGAGTGAAACTGAACAAGATTAGGGTAAAGACCACTGGGGATAGCATTGGGCCTTAATTCGTTCCTGTAATTAAACGGGGAAGCACCAGAAATAGCCACTTGAGTTGGATCAAATAGTGTCAACGATCTATCGTTTTGGGTTATGATGGTATCTACTATATTTGTACATTCCCAGTGATTTTCAGCCATCACATAAAAAACAACGTCACTATTAACCCATTGACCACCGCCCAAAGCATACGGCTTGACAGATGTAGCCGGAACAACCTCAATAGCAATAGCAGGAAGCTGAACTCTAGTTTGACCAAGCTTCATCCATCCACCAGAGCCCGAAACCTGAAAGTCCTCTTCGTTGCGAAAAGATCTTTGCTGTAACTGTTGGAACCAAGATATACCTTGTGCGGGAACAACTTGTACCCACTTATGGCTGTATTCAAGATGAACAGAACTGGTTGATGACAACGCTGAATCAAAAACAACTCTACCGTTGGGATAATCAACATAGAATGGTTTAGTAACATTACCCGTAGCGTAAAAAGTATTGTCTACATAGACGCCAGAAATGGTTATTGGTTGCTGAGTGGTGCCATCTATACCTGACTCCCAAACCCAGTTTTGTCGATAGCCCTCCCAGACCTGACCAGCCGTATAATTAGGAGAGTCCACTAGTCTTAGCTTGTGTCTGTCTCCACCATATATTCCAGACTGAGGCACGCTAATATTGTAAAACTGACCCGCGTCCAAAAACCCCCAATCATAAAAGGTTATGAAATTATCTATTAGGATATTTGAAAGCTTGGCATCTTGAGCGTTGCTTGTATATAAGAGCTTTGTATCGGGAGTTCCTACCATTTTTTATAATCCCTTTTTTAATATGTCTGTAATCTGAGAACCCGCCCTCTCTATGGCTCTTGTAATAAAATTATCGTTTGCAGTACCGGAAAAAGCACTATTTACTTTATATGGAGCGAATTTTTTTCTCATTCTGGCACCGCCAGATCTTCCATATGAACCAAACTCAACGCCAAAGTCTGCTATTAAAATTGTGTCCCCAGCAATAAGTAGCCAACGAAGCCAAGGTATACTGCCCCCGTCTATCTTCTGTTCTGCAAATGAGGACGTTAAAAGATTTGCAAAGTCAGAAGGCTGCATAGTAATAGTGATTCCACCCACAAGATTAGCATCAACCTTTTGAACCTCTATTTCAAGAGTATCTAAAACAGCGTTAACAATATCAAACGCAGGGTTATAAGTTAAACCAAACTCCGCCGCCAGTAGCCCGTTTTGAAGAGATACGATCTCAGGAGAACTTAAGAGTGCCGACTTAATTGGGGGAATAAGATTGCTTTTAATTTTGTTGGTAGACTTTAGTAGAGCTACATTAATATCCCTAGAGAGAGCCTTTTTTATTTCTTTCTCTATTGTCTTGTTTGACTCTATTATTTTTAGTCCAGTCTTAGCCATTCATTCTATTCCAAAAAGTTACAGCGTATTTTGTTGGGTTTTGCTTAAATCCTTGGGGGTATGATGGCCCACCTCTCTGATATCTAGCACTAGTATCGTAGTTTTGAATTCCGTCGTACTGGGGTATCATATACTTACATTTTTCTATTTTAGGTAGAATAGACATGTCGCAAATAGTCTGTACTGAACCGTCTGGTATCTCTAGTGGTATACCTATATTCACCCATGACTTTCTATCATAGTATATCCTGAGAGAAACGCTTTCCTTCGCCTCTACTGCCTTGTATCCCTTGCCTCCACAATACGGACAAGGCATACCCCTCTCAAACGGATATGGTCCTCCGGGCTTGTAAAAGCTAACAGATCTATTTCTTGTTCCCATAGTGTCAAGATAACAGTTGGGACACTGCTCTTTCTTTTCTGGGTACACCAAAACTGCTGGCCTAGTAAAAAGGTCAACAGCCTCGTTGTACGTATTAAATACTCCACTAGGGATACTTAAAGGCATTTTATACTATCCTATAGGTAAGGTGCCCATTAACGTTTCCAGCACTGTTGGTTAATTTAAGAGCCTCGCCCGCATTTGTAAATAGCGTGGTGTCTCCAATGTTTGAAGAAATACCACCATTGGCTGCAAGGGTCATTCCGCCTGAAAGAGAATTACTGTCGGACTTCCAAGTGACCGTAGTAGCCGAATCGGTGACTATGGTGTAACTTAGTACCTCTACCGATCTATTTGGAGTCGCGGCGACAAGTGTAGCCGTTGTTGCACCAACATTAATCGAAAGGGTCAATGCGTCATTATGAAACTTAGCTGAGTCTGCCGGTAAAGCCATCGTGTTCTGATTTATTCCTCCACTGACCAACTGCCCTTTATCGAAAGTTCCAGTATTTGAAGTAAAGGTTACTCCGCCGCCCTCGTTAAACGAGGTGCCTTTGATGTTTGCTGTAACAGCCATTTTATGTTCTCCTGATTAAGTTGTTTTTAATAATATCTACCATTGAAGCCATTATCGTTGTAGCCAACTCCCCAGCTAGCAGGACTGTATGGCCCAAGAATAGCGGTTCCGGCTGGCGTACCATCTCCACTTCCTTTTTCGTAGTTGTATTTTTTTAGTAGTTCGTCATACTTAGCACAAAAGTCTTTATACATTAGGTTTAAGCTAGAGGTAACTCCTCTTAGATCAATGGCAGATGGGCCGTCTTTGATAGATATTGCATTAGAAGACTCTGTTTTAACTTCGCTACCAAGTAATATGCACGCACTTTTGTATGTGGTCAATACATTAAAGTCGGTATCCACCTTTGATATAGGATCCGGAGAAATGGTCAAGGCATTCATATCAACGACATAATTATTGTTGAATGGGGCGTCGTTTATGACATTATATGCTCCAATCACCAAAACCTGCTGTAGTCTAGTGTCTGTATATTTTGCCGAATCTAAATCGCCTATAAGCGTTCTAAGCATCAGGACTAAATCTGTTGTCCAAGCCATATTGTTTTCCCCTTTTAAACCTATTACAGATTTTTAAATACTGTAAAATTATGAATGTCGCTATGGTAAACCGTTGTCGCATAGTTTACTTTTGCTTGAAGTTTCCAAGTTCCCGCAACCGCTAAGTCTCCAGCAACCGTTTGATATTTTATTTTTCCGTCAGTCCCATCGGTAAGAAATGAAGCGGTTTTTGTTACGGTGGTATCGTTTGGACCCATTAAAAGTAAATTTACCGAAGTGGTCGGAGCAAGATTAACAATGGTCCCGCCTTCTTTCACGGTAATGATAAAGTTTGTGCCAATGTCATTAACATGTATTTCATTTGCTGCCATGTTCTTACCCTAACCTAAATTAAATGTTATATTTTCTCGTATATTTATTTCCGCGTCAAAGTCCCTTGATGTGTCTATATTTGCGACAAAATCAGATCCTGTATTAATATACACAATAAAATCTACTGAAGACGCAATTCTGTCCATTCCGCCCCTAGCGGTCAATGAAGCCGAAGACGATAAGCTGGCTGCTCCAAATTGCCCAGTTCCACCTACCGCAACTATATTCGCTGAAGCGTCTAGTGAAGATGCTCCGTGTTTTACTCTTCCGGCAGATGCGGATATTGTGGCTGAGCCCTGAATAGAAGCACTTCCAAACTTATTTATCTTTCCTGATGGCGAGACACTTGCGTCAGCCGACAAAGAAGAGGAACCCTTTTTGATTACCGTTCCGCCCGCAGATACAGTTCCGGTACAGGAAATTGTGGCGGCTCCGTAGTCTACCAATCTACCGGCAGCCTCTAGAGAGGCAGAAGCTGAGATACTAGCTCCAGACCTCTTTACGGCTTTCGGATCGGCAGACATTGACGCTGTTGCAGAAAGAGACGACGCTCCCAATTTCTGGACTAATCCCGCAGAGACAACCGTGCCACTACAGGAGATTGAGGCGGCACCAAACTTTCTTACCGTGCCAACAGAGACAACAGATCCGCTAGCAGATAGTGTCGCCTGACCTCCCCTGATTATATTTGAGTCTGACGACATAGAGGCGGTGGCGTTGAGGGAAGCCTGTCCGTTGTGGGTGTCTCCAGTGGCGGCTTCCAAGGTCGCGGTTGCGGTTAAAGAGGCCGACCCAGACCTTTTTACAAAACCGGCGGAAGTTACGGTTGCAGAAGCAGACAGGGATGCGGAAGCAATATCTCTTTGTGTGCCCTCTGCTGCTACACTAGCAGTTGCAGACAAAGACGAAGCACCCGAACGTATAACATTTCCTGCTGAAGACACTGATCCGCTAGCAGACAGGGAAGATGCTCCATATTTAATTACACCGCCAGCGGAAACAATAGCTGCACTAGCAGTGATAGTAGCCGCACCTAACTTTGTTACAAAAGCAGACGAGGTCAGGGATGCCGAGGCCGATACGGATGACGATCCAGACGCTATTATGTTACCAGCAAAAGAAGCCGTAGCATTTGCGGATAAAGAAGATGCTCCATGCTTTACTCTACCTGCGGTAGAAGCAACGGACGCACTAGCGGATAAAGACGCTGAACCAGCACGAATGACATTTCCGGCAGCGGCTACAGAACCAGTCGCAGACAGTGACGCTGCACCATTGTGTGTGGTTCCACCATCAGATAGCGAGCTATAAGGGGCAGAGCTGTAAGAGCCTCCTGAGTAAGTCATATCACCCCCCTTAGTCTGGTATCGCTAAAGCCGCTTGTACTGTTATATTAGGATTCGTTGCATCAAATACTGAAAAGTCTACGTCGTAGTTTCTAATTCCGCTTATAGTCGTTTCCGAAGCTAATGCGGTTTGGGCAGATATAACTAGAGCTACTACGGTCTTTATCCATGTTAGTAGCTGATTGATGTATGCCAACCTATTGGTAAGTCCTGTGTTTCTAGCCTCTTCGGACAAAGCTAGAAAAAGCTCCCTTCTAAACGAGGGATAGTACTGTTCAATGTATTGGTTTGCTTGATAGGATATTACATCGTATCTAATAACTCTGGCTGGCTCTAGTAGATAAGTTTCTAGATCAGACATATATGTGGCCAAAGCGTTTTCTAAATCCGCTTGAGAAACGCCTTCAACATCTAGTCCTCCATCCCTATATACCGCCTGCTCCATAGTTGCTCCGGCGAGAGACACTATTGCCTTCATTGATTGGTCTGGTGAAACTGTCACAAAAGCCATTTATCTAATCTCCTGAACTTGTAAATATGGTCGCCCTTCATCACTTGAAACCAGTGTGACTTCACTACTGTTATCGTCTTGCCAAGCGTAAAGCGTGATTACATCATCAACAGCAAGCTCTTTTACAAAGAACGTAGCCGGAGCTGGTCTTTTATCTTCGTTGCCGCCACCACTCCAGTTGGCTGCTGTGCCCATCTTCCAATAACTGATAGATCCGCCGTCAGGAGTTATACCAACCTTGACGCAAGCTCCGGTAGAGGATGAGTCTAAGCTTACATATTTTATATACCCGCCTATTAGATAGGTTCCCGCTCTTTTGATTGTGATTTTATTATTGGCGTGGTCTGCATCAGCACCAATCTCTATAGTGTCTTCATTAAAAGTAATTTGTGTCCATGTCTCATTGCTAATCGTCTGCTGGGTGGTTTGTGTGACGACGGCCACATGACTTCTAAGCCCCTTATTAACGGTAGACCATATATAGTCGCCGGTAGTGTTTCTCCTGATGCATTGAAGCTCTATAAAATCCTCGTAACAGAAAAGCTTTTTGGTAGAAGACAACGAACCGCTCTCGGTTACAAAGTCAGTTGCACCCGAAGATATGGTCAGAACATTTGCGTCTGATGTGATTTTTTTAATTAAAAACTTGAGACCTGAATAGGCTTCTGCGGCAGTAGGCATAGTGACTGTAAACGCACCGCCACTAGTGTCGCACAATACAGTAGAGTCCGATTGAGTAACAGTATAGGTTGTCGTCTTGGTAACGACATCGGTTGATTCCATCCTAGATGGAGACGCACAAAACACATTATGTGTTCCAGCAGCTAAGTCAAGTTGGCTATTACTATTGGTGCTAGCTATAACTGTGGCTCTAGTAAGCGTGTCAGTACCGGCATCTGTTACCTTACCTATTCCAACTTCCCAGTTAGTGGTTCCGCCTTCTTCTATGACATAATAGGTCATATTACCATCACCAACACCAGCCACAAAAGTCTGGTATCCGGTTTCAGCACCACCGAGACTCAGTGTCCCAGTGCCGGTTGTGGTAGTGGTTTCTTTTACCCTATCTCCTACACGAAACTCTGTATTATCTGTCGCCGCAGCATCTGGGCACTCAAAAGCGGCGTAAGAAACGCTAGTAGTCTCGCCACCGCCAACAAAGTTTGTGCCTCTTTGAAACTCAAGAAGGAGATCAGTATAGTCGGTTATACTATTAGCCTCAGCGGAGGAGAGCGTAATAGTATATTCCGTGAAAGAGCCACTAAGAGAAGAATTAGTAGCCGTTGCTATCGTGGTGCTGCCCTGCTTCAAAGTTACAGTGAGGGTAGGGATACCATAAAAGCCGCTGGGATCAGTACCTTTTGCTCTATATACCACCTTGTGATCAGACGCACTAGTGGGGTCGGTGACACCACTAAGCTCAACACGCATAGTATCGGTTGAGCCAAAGTCATCTGTAGAAATACAGAAATCACTGTCGCTGGGAGTACTTTCATCTATACTCTGGTAGAGATTTGAACCACTACCAGACTCATTTTCCCAGTTTCCAGCAACACTGTCTGCGTCAGGGCGTGCATATTGTGTCATTACCTAAAACCTTATTTAAAAATTAAGCGAAGGTAATGTCAAGATCACCTGCCGAGATAACGAACTGGTCTCCATTTTCCACTATTTTAGGCGTAGTAAGGGCACCGTAAAGTATTACGTTGCCACCAGATGAAGCGTCGGCTAAAAATAACCCGCTAACATATCCCCAGTCGCCAGTGGCGGTAGTGAAGGAGATGTTATTCTCATTGTCCGTGTGGCCATTAGTACCTCCGGCACTCCAGTTAGCGTCTCCTTTAACACTGACCCTAGCATAGCTACCACCAGAAAGCTCGCCAGTCAATGTTCCGGCTTCTAGCTCTGCTGCGTCGAATGCTCCAGCTAGTCCAACGTACATGTTTGCTGGTGCAGAAAAGGCTGTATCTCTAAGGAGGTGATCAATTAACTTGTTTTCTAAATAGTTTGACATTGCAGTCATGGCTTATTGCTCCTTGTTATTTTATTAAGTGTGATGCATCCACACCATAGTATACACAAAATACGAAAAAAGCCGCCCCAATATTGAAGCGGCTTTTCCCGTTTAGGTCATCAACCAGTCATTCTTAGAATGATCCAGCGATAATTCTTCGGTTGTCAAGAACACCAAATCCGAGTTCGGCCCATCCATAGTAGCCTTGTCGTTGGTGACGATGAAGAGCTTCGTCTTCAAAGATCTCAACTTCCTTCTTGACAGGCATTACAAAGCTGTCGCTTGCACCCTGATCAAGACCGATGACCAATTCAACATCGCCAGTAGCCAATGAGCCACCAAGGTCGTTATCGAAGTACTCTTGGTATTCCTGACTGTCACCGAATTCAAAGATGTCATGAAGATTGACACCAAAGATTCGAGTCAAAGGACCACCATCATCAGCAGCGGTGTAGATTTCACGTCGTGAAACTTCATCAAGCTGATCTACGCCCCAGTTACGAATATCTTCGATAGCTTCTGGAGACAAGTAAAGATCCGTCAAGCGGCCCGGAGCAGTAACACTGTTACCACCACCGTTTCGACGCATAACGGTTTTCATGAGGCTGACCAATCGCTTAGTGAACTGACCAGCAGCAGCATCTGCATCGTAAACCAAGATATTACGGTCAACGGCAGCAGCCAAAAGTGTGTGCCAACCATCGTCGTTGATCTTCTTGACAAAAGAAGCTTCAAGAACTTGCATAGCTCTTGCAACAACGTTCCAGTTAGCCTCACGAGCATACTTAAGCAAGAAGTCAATCGAGCTTGTGATGCCGTAAGTATTGATCATAACGTAGTCACCTTCGACGTGTCGTTCTGGAATACGTCCGTTGCCCGGATTAGTGAAAGCAACGTGATCAATTTCGGTACCGGGAGCCAAGAGGTCCAATGGGAACTCAGGGGTAGCACCGGGCTCTAGTGGCATAGCTTCGTAAATACCACCAACGATGTCACCGTAAGTAACACCTTTACGCAAAGGCAATTCTAATGCCTTAGCGATCTCTCGCTGTGCTTGGATAGCGACAGCTTTATCTGAATCACCGGAACGCTTAAGCAATTCGATGAATTCTGGGCTAGGTCTATCTTTAATTGACATTATTATGTTCTCCTTTTCTATGTTACTTTATAGGTTGGTATTAGGAAGGTTGATGTAAACTTTAGCATAGCCATTTTGGTCAACGCTAGAGAGGAATCTCCCAACGACGCGGCCCGAACCATCTGAATCGGCGTCATCGCTAGCGATGTCGGCAGGGCTAATATTACCACTGTGTCCCAAGAAAGCTGGGTTTCCAGCAGCAGGGGAACCTTCCAGAGAGTTGGTTACAACCCATCCTTTGGTAAGCAAAGTTACTTTGCCACCCTTTTGTACTTCGTCTTTGTGCTGGTTAATGTGTTGACGAGTCAAGTCAATATCAACTACGTCATTAACCAAAAGACCCACAGGGATTTTACCGGATGGATCGGCTGCATAAACTACTTTAGCCGCCCCATTATCCATAGATGCACCAGAACCTCCAGTGCTTAAAACAGCAACACCACCCCGAGTTTGTGCTTCATTCATGAAGAACGAAATGTCGGTTGCTAGCGTGCTTCGGTCTGATTTAAGAGCCATTATGAAATCTCCTTTATTTTGAAATTACTTGTTGTTTGATTGTAAAACTGAACCAAGCCACTCACTAGCAACAGAACGAAGGTTTTCCGCAGGATCGTCTTCGCCCATCGCTTCTGCGATAGCAACTTCTTCTGTTTCCTCGGCCTGAGCCAAGGCTTCTTCGTCCACTTCAGCAACGTCTCGCTCTTCGTCGAGTTCAGCCATCTTTTTCATAGGCTTTGCTTCAGCGTCCTTTTCTTCGTCTTTGTCTTCGTCCTTTTTAGGAGGAAAAGGCTTAGCCTCATCCTTTTTCATTTCCGCTTTCTTTTTGACTGCTGCAAGTGCAACAACCTCAGCGAAAATTTCATCGTTGACAGACTCGAATTTTTCCACAGTAGCTGTGGCTTCTTCAGCATCAAACCCTGCTTCTGTAAGCTGGGCTACACGCTTCATAACGGCTTCTTTTTTGTACAGAACATCAAGCTCTTCTTGCTTAGAAGCAATAGCTTCTTCTTTTTCAGCAATGGTAGCTTCATGCTTTGTAACTTGTTCAGCCAAAACCTTATAAGCTTCTTCTTGCTCGGCAATCTTTGTGGACTGCTCTGCAATGGTTTCTTCAAGGTTAGTTAGTTTAGCATCGAATTCAGCTTGCTGCTCAGCAACAATCTTGTCTTCTAATGCTTTGTTAGCAGCCTTAGACTCTGCTAACTGCGATTGCAGATCAGTGATCTGCTTTTCGTAACTTTCAGACATATCGTTCTCCTTTAATGAAGATATAGTTAAAACTTGTGCCTTCGATTCATCAAATAAATCATTTCCTTCCAAAATTACACTTCGTGGGTTAGCTGGTTTTGAAACTAAGCCTTTACCAGAGAACGATAAGTTTCTTAACAATCGGCCCACTCTGTAATCTTCGTAAATTCCGTCTCCTCCATATGATCTTAAGTGTTTTGTTAAAAAGGCGGAAGCCTCATTTCTTTTAACGATCTTGGTCTCTCCGTCCTTATTAGCTAAAGCGTAATCAAACTCAGGAAAAAGACACTCCATAGAAACGAACCACTTGCCCTCTTCTATTTCCGCCGTTATTTTTTTCATTCGTTCTCGCTGTTCGGCATCTGACCACTCAGTATATATAACAGCGGAAGTTACTATGTTAAATTGACTAGGTAAGCCATCTTGTTCGTCAACAACTTTTCCCTCAAAATCGACAACCTCGTTGGCCGTGATGTGACCAATTATGTCTTTCTCGTCGTGCATAAAATTAAAAGGTTTGTCCTCTGGGGTGTTTCTTGCTTCCCACATCTCTTTGGGATCAAAAACATCGTCATTCTTATTCCACCCAGTACTAACCAAGATAGACTTTAAATAGTATAAATCAAATTGATCTTGGTTCTCGGCAATCGCCAACTCGCTCCCTGCCTCGCTAGAGTCAAGGGCCTTCTTTAGATTTTCGATATCTTTTTCGGTAGGATTATAAGACTCTGCTAGAGCACAACATGCTATAGTATTATTAGCCGACAGAGCTTTTTCCAAACCGTCGTTTATCTCTTGTTGGTAAATTTTCATTTTTGAGTACTCCTCCGAGGGGTAATACACAAAAAACTAATTACAGTGATAAATCTTGGTTAAAAACAGGACATACCAGCATACACGGTGGCGTAGATATGTCTAGTTTCAAGAACGGTTGGCTTCCTGTTATTTATAGAAGAGAAGCTTTTTATGTTTTCCTCGACCCTATCACTGAATTGTGAGCTAGGTTTTGTTCCCGCCTCAACAAGTTCTTTGACTAGCTCAGGGGTTACATCTACGAATGGTTTCATTCCCGTAAGAATACATAGCTTCAAATACTCTAACTGGTCAACCTCCACCTTGCTTAAGGCCCTAGCGTCTTTCTTTTTAAAGTGCGAGCAGGCAATGGGCGTCATTATATCAGAGATCTTTGCCTGTGCTTTAATCGCCCATAAGGTTGCACTTGTCGCTTCACCGCTTCGGGGTAAAACACGCTTTTGTTTTCTGGGCTGTGTGTCCCTAGAGAAGGGAGGACGACCCTCGTCGTTAATTGGCTCTGATCTTTCTTCTTCTTTTTCTACTTCCTCTTGGACTGGATTGGGACTTGGTGCCGCCTCCTCTTCTTTTTCCTGATGAGGGATACCAAGTCTATCAAAATACTCTTCCGTATCAACTATATCCTTAGTCATACCTATTTTGACTACATCATTCCTATGTTGAGGATTATGATAAGGACCAGCTTTCTTTGGAGCAGACGAATCGTTCATTCTTTCTCTCTCTTCTCTTCTTACCCTAACGCGTTCAATGGTGGGTATCTCTCTGAATCTTTCAAGAAGAGTTTCTTGAGATATAATGTCTCTGTCTGCAAGCTGGATAAGCAGGTTTTTCTGAGCGGCTTCATCCGATAGAACAATGGAATCAAAATGTATCTCAGCAGGAAACCTGAATCCCATAGCCTCTCTGACAAACTCTATTTCCTGTCTCCAGAACTGGGCAAGTATTTCTCTACCGTATTCAAGTCTTTCGATTAGGGTTTTTAGAGATACATAGTTATTTGTATATCCTCCGCTGGCAGATGCTCCCGTAAGAGTAGGAGGGATACCAAGGCCCGCATAGATGCTGGTCAAAACCGGCTGATACTTTTCTGACCCCAAGAACTTGTATACCTGAGATTGGCTTTCTGTAAAGCTAAGCTCTGGACCCCAAACCAAATCCATAGTGCCTCCACCAACATTACTAGCGAGTATGTCTCTAACCTTATTTAGGCCAGCCTTGGTTGGTACAATTTTTTGATCGAAATCACCAAGAGTCCACAGACGGACGCTCGATATTGCTCCATCAAGTGCAGCTAAGTCTGCGAGCTTCATTTTTTCCAGCATATTTATGTCATCAAGGATAGCATAAATCATAGGATTAGCCCAGAGAAGCCAGTCATCCTTTTTGTAGTGATAGAAAAATGTGCTGTTAGAATCTAACGGTATTCTGCGGTCATTATCTTTTATTCTTTTTTGCAGATCTGCCGGAAGAGTCTTAAAGCTGTTCTTGTTTTGTGTTGAGGACTTTAGTAGTGATTGATATGTGTATTTTGACAGGTTTAAATAAAACTCTGGTTTGCCAACAGCAAGCATCCCATGGTCCATAACGTCAATAGCGACAGGGTTGAGAAAGTCATACATCCAAGGCACTTCTCTTTTTTTGACCTTTTTTGTTTCTATGACAATATCAGCAGCAGCGGCACGCTTTAGGTGGGCCTCTTTTTTCTTGTCGAGCTTTGCGGTTCTTCTTTTTACTACAACATTTCCGGTTCTATAAAGATAGTTCAAAAATCTTTCAGATCTGTCCGTACCATTAACCTGATTAAACCATTTTCTGTAAAACTTCTCTATGCTTTTATTTGGATGTACAAGCACAAGACCCTGACTAGCAAAGTCGCTCATAAGATCAATAACGTTTCTTATAATTCCAACCCTATCATAAGCATTCATGCACATAGACATTATACGCTTTTGTTTGCTTGGAATGGCTTCGCCGGGTCTAAACGCATCATAATCAGATCGTCTAAAGCTAGGACGTACAGAGCGATTTGTTTCAACGTCTATATAGGTCTGCCTATTTCCGTTGTAACCATAATGAGCCTGAGAACGATAAACGGCACCGTCATATCCCTCTAAAGCATTGTCATCATATACTTTTCCCTTTTCAGCGTCACTGGCCCATGTTTGGAATAGAGGTTCGGACATTTATATTGTTCTCCGGCGATAGTATTGTCAATTATATTGCTGATTGTATTGATATACACAATCTAATATAGATTCTGTGTTTTTTCGGTAAACCAAGCTGGTCCACTAAAAAGCTTTTCATCAGAAGAGCCTGAAATATTATGGCCAGCAAACCCTCCAAAAGCACCATACTCAATAATTTGTTTCTCTACCGTTATATATCTAGCCGACATATTTGCCATTATTAATGAAGAATACCTGTCCTTTCTGAGTCTACTCTTTCTTCCCGCTCCGGTTTTCACCTCTGGAGTATCCCATCGTTCTCTTCCGGTCGATGTTTGGGTCATTACGATCATCGACAGTTCGTCCTTTAGCTCCTCTATCTCCATAACACAGTCTTCAAGAGTATCATATTTTCTTCCTGACATCTTGTCTGCTTCTAGGGCTATTCCTAAACTGGCAGAATCAAAATACGGAAACAAAACTATTTTATCTTCTAGGTCTTTTCTAAGCCCGTGATTCGCCTCAGCCAACCAAGTGGCCTTAGCAAATTGACACAGTCTGAGTATATGTAAGCCAGCATGGTCATCAGTGTCTTTAGGCTTCTCCTCTATAACTGGCCATATGGCAACCTCTCCTTCTGGTATCTTGTCTCTATCGTGCAACGCCTCCATGACGGCTATACCGCCTCCCTGTGCATCCAAGGCTATCTCTACACAAGGGAACACTTTCATGAGCTGACGTATCTTCTTCGCACAATACGAATAGAAATCGTCTTCGTCCACGATCTTTGACTTTAGCTTGTCTTTATGTTGCTGTCTAGTTGTTGTCCAACAGTGAACAACCCTTCTGTGGTCGGAATTCACCTCCATAACAACAATGCTAAAGTTATCAACTTCTGAAGCGGGGTCAACGCCAAATACATACTTTTTACCCGGTTCTCCTTTGAGACCCGCTTCAAACCAAACTTCTCCAGAGGGCAAAACGGCAGGAGTCGTGGGTGATGTAGTGCATGACTCTAATAGACTACGCTTAAAAAATCCCTGACTGTCTGTAGTAAATATTGCACCATATTCCATATTATATATGCCGTTATGAACCGTAGCTTTGGCTCTTGCTATTTGTCCTCCATCCATGAAACCGTCGGGAAGTTTGTCCACTGGCATCCTAATAACAGAATACTCTCTCCAGTCAAAGTCGTCTGGAACAGTTCCCCCAAAGACCTCAGAGAGTTTAGAAATATTTCCTCCGCTAGAAACTATAGAGTGATACCTCTTCCAGTATTCCGCAAAGTGATTGAAGTCATAATATGCAGTACCAGACAATATTATCTGGTTGGACTTATCTCCAGCACCCTTGTCTTCTTTTTTAGATACTGGTATACCGAGTTCTGCGGCCTTTTTCTCTCGTGCTTTTTGTTTTACTTTTTCTATTGGCGAAGAGGCAACCGCAGCAAAACCAGCAACAACGTTTTCAAAAATATCTCTGGGTATAGATGCAAATTCGTCCGCTATAATATCGTTAGCACGTTGGCCTCTAATCTTGCTACCATCGCCAAGAGGAAGGCATGTCACGGTACTTTGTCCTATATGCATAACACATCTGTCCACATCTCTTCGTGGACCGCTATTATTGGTACAAAGATCTCTAAGTACTGGAGCGTTTTTCCAAATTGTATCCATATACTCAAACAAAACCTTTGATTGCCTAAAGGCAGCACCAACGATAATTATTTTTCGCCTAGGCATAAACAAGGCACGGAGCAAAGGATAGACAGAGAGTATAAAAGACTTACCCATACCACGACTTCCTATGAGCATTGGAAACTTTCTGTTCCACATTTCATATAGAAGTAGGGCCTGAAACGGGGAGAGTTCTATGTTTAGAACATATTTACATACAAACGAGAAATACTCCGGACGCATCATTAACCAAGATAGTCTTTTAAGAAGTGCGTCGTTGTCAGATTCCTGCATGACGAAATCCATTGGATTGAAAAGGGTAGATTCATCTACATCTATACCAAGCCAAGCATCGTCTAAATTAAAGTCTTTGTTCATATTTTAGTCGATCTAGAAAATACCGAATCAGCGAAGCCATAGTAGACCGCGTCTTCAGCATTTAAATACCAGTCTCCGTCCTTCATCTTTCTTTTGATATAACTCTTAACTTTTGATAAAGAGTCCTGTCTGTCTTTGAAATAAGCACCACGTTTAACACACCTGTCCGCATATATATCAACCATAACCTGCATGTTAACCTTATCTATTGCTGCAAAGTTATGGGAACTGAGATAATCTCCCGATAGGTCTGTAGAGCCGTAGTGACACATGAATAAGCAATTAGGCATCAATACCCTTTTGTCTGAGGCCTGAAGTATTATGCTACTCATTGACTCAGCCTGAGCATACGATATTATGGTCGTCGGACATTTACAGGCTTTTATGATATCATATATAGCCATGCCTGAGTACCACTCTCCGCCAATACTATGCATATGTATGAGTATGGGCTCGTTGCTCTGTAGCTCTAGCAAACGCATGTTCTTCAAGAAATTTATAGACATTCTGTAGTCTACGCCGGGGTTTTCATCCGACTCTTTGTTATGTAGAAAGATTTCTCTGTTCTTTACATCTAGTCCATAGCTATGAATATCACTAATCCGGTCATCATACTTATTCATTTTTACCCCCATAGTTAGAAGGCCGATTCGTTGACATTTGATGCGTTATCCTTGTTCTCTGTATGAAACAGCTCATTAAGCCTTTTGAATATGCTGTTGCACACTAAGAACGAGTTTTTCTTGTCTCCACAAAATATTATTTTAGTGTCGTACCATATTTGAAATTCCATCAGGCATTTTAACAAGTACTTTCCTGTCACACGAACCTTTGATCTAGCCTTATGAGGGACTCTAGATCCCTCTGGATATTTTAAAACATCATCCATGTCGAACTCACAAATAAGAAAAGAAAACTGAAAGTCTTTCATTCTTTCCATTTCCTCTTGAAACGGCTTCTTCTTTCTCCCTAAGTTCATGGCTATCTCGGAAGCAGAGGCCTTTCTCTCTACGCACACTACGTCCTCAAATCCCTTTAAGGTGTAATCGCCGGTATGCAGCGTCCCAACCTCCATTCCGTCACATTTGTCATATGGAGAAAAAAACCATCCGTCCTGCTCTCGTGTGTCTTTTATTACTGTGTAATTATTCATTACAGATCAGTACTCTCGTCCTCTTCTTCTACAGGCTCAACGTCTAGCTCTACCTCGGCTTCTATTTTTGGCTCAGGTTTTGGTGCTGGAGCCGGTGCCACTTTTTTAGTGCTAATAATAATGATCTCTGGCACATCGTTATCCACAATTAAATCAAAGCCTAGCTCTAGTCTTCTTGTATATACGGCAGCAATAGCCTCTTGTTCGTCCCCGGTGTTTCCCGCGAAAGGAAAAGTAAGTCTTTGTCCCGGTTTAATACTCTCAACCGCAGCCACTACGTCTTCCTTTAGCTTGTCAGATGCACTTTTTCCGACTGGCTTGGGGGCCGAATCAAAATTAGAGAACCTGCTATCACTAGAGTCGTCTTTATCTTTTTTGAAAAAATTCATTTCTTGTTTCTCCTTACTTTTTCTGAGAAGTATGTTATATAATGTGATTCTTTTCCTGTTACTTCTTTGTGGCACTTATTACAGAGTGTTATGCCGTTGTCTACATCGTAACGCAAAGTGCTCGCAGAACTCCATTTCATTATGTGGTGTACATTAAGACGTACCCGCTTGCCCTTTATATTACACATTTGACAGGTAAAGTTATCCCTTTTTAGTACAGCAGATCTAAACCGCTTGTAAACCGGATCGCTGTAGTCTCGCCTTTTTGACATCGTAATCTACCATTCTAGTTGCTAAGTCTTTAAATGAAACCTTTCTAACCCATCCAAGCTTGTTTTCTGCCTTAGTGGGAATGCCAAGCAGGTAGTCAACCTCCGCAGCACGATAAAACTTGGGATCTATAACCACATGATCATCCCAGTCGCTTATGCCTATGTGACCAAAGGCTATATCCAGAAACTCCCTAACGCTATATGTCTCTCCTGTGGCCACCACGTAGTCATCAGGCTCATCTTGCTGTAACATGAGCCACATAGCCTCTACGTAGTCTGCGGCGTGTCCCCAGTCTCGTCTGGCGTCTAGGTTGCCGAGTCTAAGCTTGGGGAAAGACGTAAGAACTTCTCCTATTCCCCCATGAAGAGTATCATCGTCTCTTAGGGAAATATTGTCTGGGTCGCTTGAAATATCAAGAAACCCCTTATTGTTCTCTCTCCATGCCACAAACTCGCCCAGCCACTTGGTTATCTTTCTGGTAACGAAGTTTTCTCCACGTCTTTCAGATTCGTGATTAAACAAAATTCCGCAACTTCCATGAATACCATACCCTTCTCGATAGTTTCTAACTAGGTGATGGGCCGCTAGCTTGGCTATTGCATAAGGGCTCTGTGGAATAAATGGTGTGTTTTCATCTTGGTATTTTTTGTATTCGTATATGCCCTCGGCAGTTGGGTTGTCTACTACAACATGCCCCTTTTTATCTGTTACCAGAGACACATTTGCACTGGTGCTGTAGTTTTTGCCAAACATCTCACTACTACTAGCCTGATAAAACCTAATATCGTCTTTACGAGAGCTATATCTTATTGCCTCAAGTATATTTAGAACGCCTGCACCCGTTATGTCCCAAGTTAGGCTAGGTTGCTTAAAGCTAGTTCCAACATGAGACTGAGCCGCAAGATTGTATACCTCGTCAGGTTTTTCCTCTTGTATGATTTTGCAGACATTAAATCCATCTGTGATGTCGCCCTCTACTATGTTTATTTTTGGCAGGATGTGCTCAATTCTATTCAGGGTACTTACACTGACGCGACGAGTAACGCCCACTACGTCATATCCTTTTTCTAATAGGAGTTCTGCTAAATAGCTTCCGTCTTGTCCTGTTATTCCGAAAATGATTGCTTTTGTCATTTTTCCAGCTTCTCCTTAGTTATTCCTTTGTTGTCTAATGTATATAGGTGTGATGTTGTTCTTCCGCCTGCAAGCGTTTGGCCAAATAGCGTATCCTTAACCATGTGGGAAATAAACATATTTTCGTAAACATGTTCGGTTCGGCTTAGATAATTACAATACTCTATTGCGGCCCGAGTTCCCACACGCACTTTTTCGTCTCCCCAGTCATCGCAGATAAAGATAAACTCATCATCTAAAACCGGATAGTAGTAGCATAAAGACATGAAGTGATCGCCAAGATTATGTCCACCATCGTAAAAATACATATTAATAGGTTTCTTTATTTGCTCCAGAGGTATACCAAAACAGTCGCCATTATAAAACTCAAACTCAACTGTTTCTCCTTCTTCGTCTGGCTGCATCAAGTTAAGCATAACATCAAGGTCTAAATTAATTCTCTCCTTCGTTTCGCCATCTTCTACTACGTTCCCACCCTGACGCAGAGCGAACTCTGAGAAATTGTCACAAGCAAAAGCATACTCAACATTGTTTTTGTAAAGGGCGGAGTACAAACAAGCACCCTTCCATGTTCCAATCTGCATATAACGACACCCATCAAAGTCAGCCAGTATATTCAATAGGTTTCTGGCTCCCTCTTGTATCATTCCCTCCATAGATTTGGCTTTTTCGTTCAACTTGGATTGTCCAATCTTATATTTTTCTATGGACTCCTCGATGTGGTCCTCAAAAAATGTTCCAACTTTCCAATTCATCGTCTTTCTCATTTTATTTTTGTCCTAAATAAAGAGAAGTATTTCACTCCTCTGATAATGTTTCCGGAGTCAAGAACGGCTGGTCAACAGCACCGTCTTCATAGGTGTGGTATTCCGATAGTCGTTCTTTCTCGTTTTCCATAGCTAATCGCATCTTTTCCATGTCGATCCCGATTTGCGTGCGAAACGCTTCATCGGTCGCTATTTGTTTTACAAGTGCGGCAAATGTTTGTTTGCTGTCCTCGATTGCCTTGATTCGTTGCTCTCTGGTGCCCTTGAGATCCTTCAGCATCGTCGCCTTGCGAGCTTGGAGATCTTTATAGTCTTTAGATAGAGTCTCTAGTGAGGCCCGGAGAACAGCTACCTGACGCTCCAGTTGGATGATATAGTCCATGTCTCGTTGATCTTTATCCACCGCCTTTTCTTCTCGCACCAATGTTTCATAAGTGACAATTTGTGTCTGGTTCTCTTGTTGGCTCTTGAGAATACGGTTCATTAGGATTTCAAGCTTGATCGTGTCGATGATCTGCATTTCTTCTGTATGAAATACATCATCTTTAAACTGACTCCACATCTTCTTGAAGTGGAATTCAAACATCTCCAATTCTTCAGCAGCAAATTGGTGAATCAATTCGCGATAGTAAGGTTTAGATTTGAGTTCATTGGCTACAGCAGCTTCCTTTTTTTGTTTAGCTGAGAAACCAATGTTTCTAGAGATCCAGTCGTGGATGCCTTTTGGATCCCTGTCAAGAGTCTCAGCTATCTCTTCTGGAGAAAGAACCTCGGCGTTCGCCTCGATAAAAGCCATATCCTCTTTAGATAATCTACCCTTCTTCATCATAGTCTCCGTTGATAATCTTTTCTATAGTTTCTATCACTATGGCCTTGCGGCCTTTAGGCAAAGGAGAGTTTGATTGCAATTTTAAATAGTCTCTACGTAGATGTGCTGGGAGCTTTTTGTCTATTAGGTCTAGGGTCTCCTGCATCTGTGCATTACTAGAGGACTGTTCGTGGGTGTATACTCCATATATCGAGTCAATATCTATGGGCTCAAGTAAATTCTTCTTTCTGTCCTGTATCTTCTGGGCAGCAGTACCATAATCTAATCTGTAATAGTTATCTCGTTTAAATGTCTTCAAGCGATTATTTATATGGGTGTACATGAAGTTCTCTAGGGGACGATTCTGATCATATTTAGCTAGTCCTGCTATTCCTATCAAAAAAGCTTCTTGTTCTATGTCCTCTGCTTCGTATGAGGCAAAGGTGTATTTAGGGGCCAGTCTACGGGCGATCTTCGTGATTACCTCTACGGCATGTTCCTCATCAATGCCTTCTGGAATGTTCATTCTGTTTTCTAAGCTCCTCTGTTCTGTCTAGCTTCTTTATTTCGGCCAGATCTATCATTTCCTGTTCTTCCTCTGTGATACCAGCAACACTAGCGGTCATATCAAATGCGGGTGGTATAATTGGATCCTCTATGTTTTGGGCAAGCTGAGCTTCAATCTCCTCTTGCAGCGTGCCGGTGCTCTTTGTATTCAAAAGCGACTTCAGGCGTTTCTCTTGTTCTTTATTAGGCATTTTCTGTTCCTCCTTCATATTATAGTGGCTATATACGGGGTATACACACTTTAGCCGCGAAAAGACACAATAATAAGCGAGTCGGTGCGGTTTAGGTAAGACATTTATAAATATTTTTGGTCAATTTCGTTCAAACCACCCACCCAAAAAGGAAATTGTACCGCGTCTGGGTTTTTGAACAAATAACTAGGGGGTAAGAAAAAAGATGATAATTTTATGGTTTTTTGGCTAAAGGGTATTGACTTTTCTGCCGATCTATGTATAATAGAGACATAACAAGTTAACAACACTAACGAGAATTAAAATGCTTTTTACTTTTATCTACGCTGTCATCCTTATCGCTGGTTGTTTTTATTTCGAGAATAATTAAAAATAATTAAAGATTGTTCTTGACAACAGCCGATATATATAATATACTTAAGACATAACAAACAACAAAGGTAATAATAATGAAAAGATTTGACGTTAAAGCAATCGACCCACGTAATGGCCGCCCTTGTACTTTCCTCAGTGTTAGCCGTGACCAATTACGGCAAAACGATAGTGGCGAAACAGTGTTTCGCTTTAACGATTACTATGATAGCTGTGAGGTTATCAGTGTGGCGGAAGTACCACAGTCTAAGATGGATGCAATGGCCGCATACTTCGAGCGGTACGGTACAGCTAACGAGTAAACTTTTACGTAAGTCGTTTGACAGTAAGGACTTACGAAGGCTGGCCCTGCCCGGCAAAATAATTTCCTGTTTTTTTATTATTTAGTTAAGATTGTGCTTGACAAGTGACGATATATATGATATACTTAGGGCATAACAAACAAAGGTAATAACATGATTCAAATGACTTTCACAAACGACAACGGCAGAACCATCAGCATCATTACAGACAAGCGGGACATTCCCGCACACGTTGAGCGGATGGACGAGAAAGAATTTTTCTGGACAAAATCAGAAATTCTCTCAAGTTAGGTATTGACAAACGCCGATACTTATGGTATAATAAGATCATAGAAAGTTAAACGAAAGGTTACAACATGACACGCAACGAAGCTAAACTGAAACTGTTCACGACTAACCGACAAATTGAAGCGAAAGTCAACGAACACGCCAACGCACGCTCACGACATAAGAAAATCGTGATAATGAACGAATTGGAATTCCTGTGGGCTAGAAAAGATATTCTAATAAATATCATAAATAATTAAAGAACCCCCTTGACAAACGCCGATAAGTATGGTATACTTAAGGCATAACACAACAACAGTCATTCACGAAAGGTAATAACATGACTAACAAAAAAAACTTTGACGTTCTGGCTATCCACCCAGTAACCGGCCGGGAAACTACATTCTGCACTGTTGGGCAGGATTCGCTATTCACCAATGAACACGGCGAAACCCGCTTCCGTTACAATCATTATTACAATGACGTTGAGACCATCAGCGTTACGGAAGTACCGCAATCTAAGATGGATGCAATGGCTCGATACTTTGAGAAGTACGGCACTGCCAACGAGTAAGGGTTTAACCCGCAAGCCTTGCCCTAGTCGCAAGCATAGGTGGCGACCTATTCCAAGATACGCACCACACAACCACACCAACGAAAGGTTTATCTTATGTTTTCTCACAATCCTAGAATCACTTGTAACGACGGCTTCAACATTAGCGTACAGGCTCACGATGGTGCTTACTCGCAGCGTAACACTGACGGCGTACCTGTTACGGTAGAGTGTGGCTTTCCATCTACTACACCAAAGACAGCAGAGCTTCGCAACTATGCAGAGCTGTGCGGCACTGATGACTACACCGAAACCGTTTATGGTTTCGTGCCGGTTGAGGTAGTACGTGCAGAGCTTGACGCTCACGGCGGTATCCTTGACGGATGCCTGCCGTCGTAGCCTAACAAATACGACTGTGTGAGCGGTCTACATACAGGGCAAACTTTGACGTAAGTTGTTGAAATTAAAGGACTTACAAAAAGTGGCCCCGCCCGGCCGGGTTTTTTCCCTTTTTTTTGCTTTTTTCTTAAGTTTGCTATTGACTTCTGCCGATATATATAGTATAAAGGAGGAAGTTAATATGACGTTTTTTTGTTTACTTATTGGTGCTTGTTTAATTGGTCTTTTGGGTGCAGAAGTTTTATCGTAAAATTTCTAAATACCCCTTGACAAGATCAACTTTTTGTGGTATAATTAAGGCATGAAAGAGAGGTTACTAATCCAATGAATTCCTAAAGCGGTGGCTCCGGTAAGCAGGAGCGACTCAAAGGCGAATCGCCCGCGAGATATTGCCCATCTGAAATCCGCAGAGGTTAAGCCGAGCAGTGACGAATCTGCTCAAATCCCAAAAACTTTGATTTTTTTCCTAAAGACCCCTTGACATTCTGCCGATATTATGTATAATGGGGTTATACAAGACACGACACTTTTGAAAGGTTTTTTCTATGTTTTCTAAATTTGACATCAACATCCAGTCCGAAGAACTCGCACCCGTTGAGCCTACACAGGCTGACTGGGAGGAGTATCACGCATGGCTGGAGGAGCAGGAGGCCGCCGAGCCTGAGCTTGAGCCTTCGAGCTTCGATCCGCATCGTGACTTCTATGCGGGAATGGAGGATGAAGATCCGAGCGAGTACCCACAGGAGCCGTGGGACGACGATTACAGCGACTATGATCCGGTGGATATGTACGCCGCCGAATGGGAAAACTATGCGATGAGGGATTGGGACTGATGAGTAGCGAAATGATTACCTTCTGGGAATGGGCGACGGTTGCCGCCGTCACCTTTCCCGTTTTACTTGGCTTGTTTGATGAGTGGATTTATGAGCGATCACGACGAAAATTTTCAACCCGAAGATGATGGTTCCTTGCAGTATTGGATGTGGTGCGAGGAGGAGGAGATGGAGCTAGAGGATGATTTGTTTATCGTCCTAGATGGCAGTGACATCTGTCCCAAGTGCGGCAAGCAGGGCGGCGAGTACACGCCTACGCTGGACGAGTGTGCTTTTTGCTAAGTTTTGACGTAAGTCGTTTAGTGGTAAGGACTTACGAAAACTGGGGCTGCCCGGCCGAGATTTTTTCCTGTTTTTTTCAGAATTTCAGTCGGCAGTGACCTAACGTGTCACGACCATGTGCGATAATATATATAGTTAAGAAGTTATCAAGAAAGGATAAGATTATGGATTGGATGTTAGACAACGAAGAGTTTATGATGTTTGTAGTCGTGCCGGTTTTACTTTTACCAGTCGGCTGGGTCGTTACAAAAATCCTAAAAACTTACGAGAATTAGTTAAGATACCCCTTGACAAATGCCGATGATTATGGTATAATGATAGACATAACGAAAGGAAAATAAAATGTTACTACCCGGAATGAAGCCTTACGAAGTCCGAATGATCAAAGACACGCCAACCGGTATGCGGTACTTGGTACGCCACAACACATATGGCAAGTGGATCATTTGCGATAGTGTCAACGAAGCTGGCAACTGCATCAGCAATCCAGAGACAACCGGCCAATACGACTACGTTATGAAAAAGTGGCATAAACTTGTAGGAAAGTATGTTCCGACCCCTTGACATACGGCCAAGTTATGGTAAAATTTTAGCATACAAAACACAACACAAAGGAAAGATTATGACTAAAAAAGATAAGCCCGAACAGGGAAAACAGTATTTGTTGATCGGTGGCTCTGACAAGCCAAGCATTGCAAACGGCAATAGCTGGGAAGAATCGGAAGTCAAAGAGATCCCAATTCATGAGCAATTCGGAATGACTGTCGATGAATGGAACGCTTCCCAATCGGCTTGGGATGTGCTGCACGACCAACACGGTCTAAGAGGATTCTAAAAAAATCCCCTATGACCCCTTGACAAATACAGTTCCATAGATTAAAATTTAGGTATACAAAACACAACACTCTGAAAGGTAAACTATGCTAGATTCAACTAAACCTTACTGCGGATTCAACAACATCGACGAACTCAACGCATACATGCAACAGCAGTTTGCCGAGTTGATCGAAGTCCCTAACTCGTGGCTTCCTGAAAAGTATCACGACAACGTGCGAGGCTGTCGCACGATTGCACGCCTCAATGAATTGATGGCAGAAGAAGCGGAAACGGAAACCGCTCACCAAAAAGCGAAAGCGGCGAAAGCTCGCAACATTGAGAAGCTCCGCAAGCAGGTAGAAGAAAAGTCAATCTTCACCACGCACAAAGGCGGTACAGACTTCGTTGACTTGTCCGGCGAACTGGACTACAGCGACAACGAAGCCGATGAAATTCAGCTTCATAAAAACATGCTCGCTATGGTTGGCGGTATGGTGAACGGTGGACTGATCGACGCCGACGATTTACTGGAGGATTAAAAATGAACGATGGAATTTTGCCGCCTATGGGTGTTTGTATGGTTACGCTTGCTAGAATCTTGCCGCCATTAAATAAATTTGAATGTGAACACTTAGGGGCGAAGCCTGAAGGCGGAGCAATTAGTTCGATGAAGGTTGCAGTACCGGCTGAGGTGTTGGAAGAAGTCGCAGCGGCTGGAGATATAGAACTGTTGGACTTGTGGGTGGAAGATGAGTTTGGTTTTCCGTGGATACTTTGCCACGCTGAGGACATGAGCTTTATGACACCCGAACAATATCACGAATGGAGTACAGAACTATGAACGATGAACAAAAACGAGCGATTGCGTTTTGCACGATTGCATTTATTGCCGGTTGGATTGTAGCGGAGTTTATGTTATGAGAATGAGACGATGCCAATCAATGGAACTTGCACGCTATTTCCAACGATTAGAAAATATTGAAAAGAGGAAACAGGAAAATGAAAGACACGTCAAAATCAATTTTATGGTTCGGATGCTCCGCCGCTTGGGTTTGGTTCGCAGTGACAATAATCGCCGCCTATAAATAAATAGGGCTTGACAGGCCGGAAATCCGGGGCTGCCCCGGTTTTCGTAAACCCTTGCTGTTAAAGGACTTACGACAAAAGTTTTTTTCTTTTTATTCTGGGATTTTTCTAAACTTCCCCTTGACATCTGGTCGATATATATTATAATGGAGGCATAAGACAGACAGCATCACAACCCCTTCAAGGCCTTTGTAGCCATTACGTAAGGACAGAATCGGTAAGACGGTTTAGGGGTGCATCGAGGCGTAAGTCAAATCCTGCTCCTTTGTGGGCTTAAATATGGACGCAGCAAACTACGGTGCAGATGGTTAGGCCTGCCATCGTGATGCTTGTCTTATCTTATCTCTACCGAGTCAAATTACAGACATTAGGTCAGCAAGTCAGCGAAAAAAACAAAATAAATTAAAGTCAACCCCTTGACAACGCCGATATATAAAGTATAATAGAAGTATGAGAAGCAAGAAAAAAACAATAACGATGACTATTAAGGTCGGCAAACCGTCAGTCGGCCATCAGGCCAATACCCATCAGGTACACGACAACCGGCCAAAGCGACAACGTACACGGTCAGCCCAACGTAGGGCGGCCATCAACGAGTTTTAATTTTAGCGAAAGGTTTTTAAGATGACAATCAAATTTATCAAAGACAAAGAGACAAAGACGAAAGTACGCTTTACAGCAAGCGGCGATGTATCAGGTTCGATCTACATTGAGAAGGATTCAGAACTTGCAAAAGATTCAGAAATTATTCTGGAAATTTCTCAAGTTACCGCTTGACATTGCCGATATATATAGTATAATGAAAGAGTAAACACGAGAGGTTCTGGAGCATGTG